CTATTTCTCCGAAATCCGGTCGACTCGTTCCCCGAGCTTTGAGACAGAGGCCTCCAGGCGAGCGCCGAGGCCGTCGATCCGGTCTGCAAGCCGGGATTCCATCGCGGCCAGTTCCCCGCGCGGGACGAACCGTTCGGCTGCATAAAGCTTGTGCGCCGCGAGATCGGCGGCGACCTGTTCAGCGCGGCGCGTCGCCTCCTCGGCCTTTTCCTTTGCGGCGGCGGCGTCCGCGTCTTTTCGCCCTCGAAGATGCAACCAACTGGCGAATGTCGCCCCGAGCGCCCCGATGCCTGCCCAATCCGATGGGGACCAATCCGCCATATCTAATCCTTCGCCCGCACGGCGCGGCGGGTCTTCCGATGCAAGAGAGAGCCGGGGCAAGCGTCCCGGCGTGGTCACGCGGTTTTCGCGAGGCTGTCACATTGGCGACGAAGCAGCCGATAATCGGAAAGCCAGTCTCTCACCACTTCCGGCAAGAGCTTGTACTGCTTGGCGACTTCGTTGATCTTCGCCGCCGAATACCGTTTCAGAGGCGGGCACGCGGTCTGCTTGCTGGGGTCGCACCCGGCGAGCGCCAGCGCGACGCTAAAACTCGCCACGATCAAGATCGGCTTGCGTCTGGTCATTTGTCTGCCCCTGCGTGGCGATCTCGCTGATTTTGCGCTGCGCGGCGGCTTCGGCTTCCGCGTCGGCGGCTCTGATTTCGTCGCGGCCGGCTTGTCGCTCCTGCCCGGACTGGATCAGCCCGAGCAGAGTTGCGATAGCCTTGATGGCGGCAGCGAGCGCCGTCGCCCAGGTCGGCATTAGGCGCCGGTCTTGGTTTCGGGGAGCCAGATCGCCAGCAGGCTGACGGCGGCAGCGCCCACGGCGGTCACGGTCTGTGCGATGTCGGCGGCGTGCGGAATGAACGACAGGCCAGCGACGACGCCAGCGATGCCGGCATAGGTGGACGGTTCGCGCAGACGGGCGATGATGGTGGAGAGCATTGTGTTTTCCTTTCAGGATTGCGCCCGGCCGGGGAAAGGCCGCGCGGGCCGGCCGGGCAATCCTCCCGCGCGTTGTCCCTGGTTTAGGAAGCGGCCGGAACTTCGGCGGCCGGCGCGGCGACGGGCGCCACGGCGGCGGTGAGCGCGGCGGCGCTGGCGTTGAGCTTGGCGACGGCGTCCTCGATGGCGGCGGTGTCTTCCGGCACGACGGACGGCTGCGCGGCGACGGCGGCAATTTTCGCAGCCTGCTCCTGAATATCCGCCACGGCGGCGGACACGGCGACGCCGATGTTGGAGACAGCGGCGTTGAGGTCTTCGATGGCGCTCATGATGGTGCTTACCTTTCGTTCGAGGATTTTCAGTCTCAGGGACGTGTTCATCTGGTCCCCTTCATTTCCGGCGGGAGTGCCGAAAAGGCGGCGCACGAGAACGGCGATGCTGCCGGCGCTCGTCATGCGGATTTCTTCGTGGCTCGATAGGCGGCCAGAGCGTCGCGCGACCATGCGCGGCGGTCAGCCAGCGCCGGGACGCCCGCGCGTTCAAAAAGGCGCTCGAACGTGTCGCTGGCCTGATCAACCGATTGCGTCTTGCGCATGGCCACGATGACGGAGGCGTATTCGCCGCTCAGGTCGTGCTTGAGATAGCCATAGTTCGCGGCATCGGACTGCCAAAGTAGGCCCTTGGCGCGGCACCACGCCAAGAATGTGCGGGCGCGGGCCGCCGTCCATTGAGCCCATCCCCACCCGCCTCTGTCGCACTTCGCGCCGATCTCGCGCAGGAGTGTGAAGCCGGAGGATTCGCGCCCGAGGTTGCCGACGATGCCGGCCGCTTGATAATCGGCCAAGCCGAAATCGCGCATCAGCCAGCCGATCACAGCCGGGGCCTTCGCGCGGAAGGTCGCGTTCATGGATTTTCCTTTCAGGAGAGATGAGCGCCGAGCCAGAGCGCGCCGACGTAGAGGCCGAGAAGGGCCGCGAAGGTCAGCAAGCGGCGGAACTGGCGCATGTCAGAGTCGCACGAAGGCGAGCACGCGTCCGAGCGGATAGGCTGAGACCTTCACGCGCCCATGCCCCTGATTGCCGCCGAGGCCGAGGACGCGTCCGCCCCGCTGACCGGCGTAGATCGTGACGTGGTGCTTCATGACTACGAGATCGCCGGGGCGCGGCGACGCGACGCGATGACCGAGCCGCAGCGCATCAATCGCGCGGCGCGAATGATCGTTGAGCCGGTAGCCAGCTTGCGCGGCGACCGTGTTAACGAAATCGCGACACCAGGGGCCACGATGACCGAAAATGTTGCCCACGCCCAAGAACCGCCTAGCGACGCTCAGGAGCGGAGAGAATCCAGTCGGGGCGTCTTCATCTTCGCTCGCGTTCACAGCCGCGCCACGCGCCCACGATACCCGAGCGTGATGACCACGCGCGGGCCTGACCTTTTTGGTGACGCCAACAAAATGGTGCGCAGGCGACGGAGCAGCCCCGAAAACATCATCCCAGAATCCTCCAGCCATGGCGGGAGAGCAGGCGCACAGCAGCGCGCCCGCGATGAGCGTTCGTTTGAGCATGAATTGTCCTTGGGTTATTGCGCCGGCGCGACCGCAGGCGTCAGCCCGTCAATGATAGGCTTGGCGACTGAGGCGCGGATTTCATGCCCGAGCGTCGTCGGGTGAACGTGGTCATAGAAATATGGCGTCGTGGCCGTGGCGTTGCTCATGACGCCAAGAGGCGTCACGCCTGCGACGTCAACAACTGCGCTGACAGGCAAGGCCAAGATCGACGCGTTGACCAACGGCCAGTTTGTGAGCGACGCCCCAGAGAATCCGTTCTGTGCCGGTATCGTCTCCACAATCGTAATCGCGGCAGGCGAGATAGATTTGACGGATGAGAATATTGACGCGACATTGCTTGAAATTGTGGCCGCCGCCGTTCCAGCAGTTAGATCGTTTGTCCCTATCATTGAGTGATAGACAACATAATTCGCATATGAGTTCTGCGCAAAAACGGGGGCGCCAGACGTTGACAGTTCTGAAAGCTGCGTAGATGTGTTTGTCCCGTAAAATGACAGATTGTAAAAACGATAATCTCTGTTCAAGGTCTCTTGCAGAATAGTCGAATAGTTTCGGTTTATGCTCGCCCCATATCCTTGATCGATACTATCGCCGCCAAGAACGTACACGTCACGGATTTGCGGGGCGATATTGCACGTAGCAGCCAGAGACGCCTTTAGCGCCGTCATCTCACCCGACCCCAAGGGGCGGTTGACGATGATCATAGCGCACGCGTCAAACATCGACGGGGATGAGACAAGCCCGCTTGAATTTGTCTCGCCAGACCCCGAAATTGAGTTCGGGATGCCAAGATATCCGCCCGTTTGGGTCGCTGTGGGAACGGCCGTTGCGCCGCCTATGGTCGATGTCCAATTGTCGATGTAGACGGAATGGACCGATTGGCTCGAAGCATACGCCCCAAATATGACAGGGGACGCCGGCATTGTCAGGTTTGTGTTTGTGACCGTAGTGTACCCGTTTATCGACGGGACGCCGCTGGCGCTGGATATGGCCACACCGGACCCATATGACCCGAAATAGGCAAACCCATTGCTGCGGCGAGTTGTCGCCGGCCGGATAGCGCCCCAAAATGACCATGTCGATCCAGGGACAGACAAGCTGCTGGGCAGCGTCAAGAATTTCGTGGTTTGGGCGCCCAAAGACGACGCAACCTGACTGTCAAAAGATACGGCAGGGAGACCGTTGATTTGCGCGAAGACAAACCCGCCTTGCTGGTTTTGATAAACGATAACAGGCTCATACCCTACGCCAGCAGATACGGCATGGTTTCCGGCCCCGGATTGATCATAGATTTTTGAGACCGTGAGCGCCTTATTTGCTTGCTGATATAGCGCCGTCGATTGGATTATATTGGTCGGGGAAATCCTGAAAAACCCGCCAGACCCGGTTTGAGACATCGGATAGTTGCCGACAATCGCCGCTCCGCCAATTTTTGACGTGATCGCTACCGCAGGCGTTGATCCAAATGTCTGGCTGGCATACGTGGCGGCCGTCAGCCGCGTGTCCGACTGCGCGCTGAGATAGGTGGCTAGATTGGCGGCGGTGGCCGCCCCGTTGGCGCCGATGTTGACTTGCTGACCAGTTGCCCCGGACGCTACGAACGTGACCGTGAACCCGTTGAGCGTGATCGTGTCGTTCGCGGAGGCGTTAGACGAGAACATGACCGCGCCCTGGGCAGGGGCGGCCGCAGCGAACGCCAGTGCAGCGGCAGTGTCCAGCACACGCTGGCCATTGCCATTGACGACAGCGCCAATGTCCTGGGTCGCGCCGTCAACCAGACGCCGCACCTGCATCAGCGGGCCGGTGTAGCTCGAATTGAGCAGCGCGGATCCATAAAGACCAACGACGCCGCCTGCCGAATTATTGATGGCATCGCCCGGCAGTAAGCCCGATTGCATTTTTTGCCAGACCGCTCGTCCTGCGGTGGCGTCAGTCAGCACGTAGGCGTCGGTGGGAGCGCCGGTGCGCCGCGTGGTCCAGATCGCCCCCGCAGCATAGCCCTTGCTCGCGTCGTCGGTCACGGTTGGCGTCGAGCGCGAAATTTTGGCTACGGGCGCGCTATACGGCGCAACGGTGCCGCCCGGCACAGCGCCGGCAGGCAGACATAGGATCGCAATCGCCGCGAGCGCGGCGGTGAAACGCTTTATCATGTGAGGAAATCCTGAGTTATTTCAGGTTGTAGAAGGTCGCGGTCGCGGTCGTGCCGGCACCGACTATCTGGGTCGCCGCGAAGGGGAACGTCTGCCATCCCGGCGTTACCGGCAGCATGATCGAGGACCCGTCCGCCAGCGTCATTTGCACATTGCCGGCGACCGTGCAGAGCACGCCGACGCTGCGCTGCGCCGCATAGGTCGTGCCCACAGTCATGGCGACTGCGCCCTGAAATGGCGCGCTCTGCGCGTCATTGACGGTCCCGCCCACCTGGAGCGGCGAGCCGAGGGCGGCGAGGATCGCGTCTTGTTTTGCACTGGTCGCAGCGCCAGTCGGCAGCGGGAGAGACGCAGCGGAAACGGCCAGCGTGCCCGAAAGCTTCGACCAGATGGCAGACAGCCACCCCGTCAGCCCAGAGCCGCCCGCAGGCATGGACGCGCCGGAGATGGCCGCGCCCGCGATGCTCGTCAGATTGGCGTCGGATGCGAGGCCTGCCGGCGGCGCGACGGGCAGAGGATTACTCGCGTCGAACGGGTTGCCATTTTCGTCGAGGATCACATCGCCGCGATAATAGGTCGGCGTCGATGCTCCATCCGTAAAGGTGGCGACTCCCACCCCGCGCGGATCAGCCGTCCGCGCTTGGAGAGATGTTTTTTGCAGTGCCATAAATGAGCGCTCCTAGAAATCGAGCAGGGCGTCGCCCGGGGTCGAGAGATCAAGCGTGAGGGTGACGGGGGTCATGATGGCTTCGGCCTGCGCGGCGGCGGCCTGCGCCGCCGCGATAGCCGCCGTCAGCGATACGGGCACGGTCCCGGGCAAAGACGACGCCTCGCCGTCCACGGTCACCGTGTCGCCGGTCAGCCCTGCTCCGGCTGCGGAGGTGTCGGCGGTTGTGCGTGTGACGCCAGCCGTAAAAGACATGCGCCCGACGAACAGCGGGACGCGGACGCCGCCCGGAAGCTCAAGCCGCGCGTCATAGACAAGGCTGGGTTGCATGGTCGCCATGTCGGCTTGGGGCGCGGAGAAGACGCAGAGGCCAGTGGCCGCGTCGAATGAGACGCCCCCCTGCTCAGAGCCATCCGACGCCCACCCATAGACCACAGAGCCAGACGCCGCCGTGACGCGCGCCTGCATACGGATGATGGCGGCGGGCACATTATAGACCGACGCGACCTGAGACAGGTCTCGGGTCAGCCGGAACGTGCAATTGGTCCGCGCGCGGAGATTGTAAGTTGTGGTCATGGCGATTACAGCCGCGCGAGGAGGTCAGCGACCATGGCGCCCTCGTCGGCATAGCCCAGGCCGGTCGCGTGCAGGCCGTCGAACATCTGTCCATTGCCGGACGCCGCCGTATAGGACCCGAGCCGCGCACGGAAATCGACCAGCGGGACATTGTTGTTGGCCGCGAGTTGCCGCAGCGCCGCATAGGTCGCCGGCTCCTGCGTTTCATGCCCCGAGCAGCTGTGGTGCATGATCAGGATGACATCGCCGGAGATTTTGGCGGTGTTGATGATGGTTTGGAGATTGGCGGCATAGACGGCCGGCGCGACGCTGTAGCCCTCATCATTGATGCCGAGATTGATGATAGTGAGATCGGGCGCATAGGTCCCGAGCGCGTTGAGTGGCGACCACGATGCCGTGGCGTTGATCCATGTGCTGGTCTGGCTGCCGCCGATGCCCATGTTCCATATCGCGGCCCGGTACGTCGCCGTGCTGTAGCAATCGATGGCGCCAATGAAGACATTCCCCGACGCCCCCGTCCGCTTGATGTTGAGGGTGTGGATGGCGTCGGTCCCGGTGACCGTCGCCTTGAGCAGGCTGGCGCCGGACGAGGTCACATTGACAGTGACCGCCGCGCCGCCATCCAGATCGAGCGTAAATTGCGCCACATTGGTATTGGCGTAATAGACGTCGCAGGTGTTGGCGGGCTGCGTGGTCGTGACGGACAGAGCCGTCCCGGTGGTCGTGCCATTCTGCCAGAGATAGCCGCCAGCGGTCGTCTGGCTCGATATCACCCAGCCCGAACCCACGACGACGGCCGGGTTGTACATTTGCCAGGAGGCCGCCGTGGTCGAGACAGCGCCGGTGCTGAAAACAGCGTCGGGCGTCGACGGGATGCCACGCCCGTTTAGGATGTTGGACGTGATCCACGCGACCGTGTGCTGCCGCGCGCCCTGCAGATTGTGATCGCTGGTCGCTCCGGCGCCGATGCCCGCCCAGGTCGAATCGCCGAGCGTGGCGACCACGGCGCGACCAGTCCCGGACCTCACCCGCGCGAAAGCGGCGCGCGCTCGAGGCAGAAGGATCGGGTCGAAATTGTAAACGCCGGGGATGGCGTTCGCGGGCGAAGTCACGCCGGCGGGCGCTGGCGGCATGACCAGACCGGCGCCGGAGGGGATTTGCGCCGCAAGCAGCAGCGCAAGGCCGAAGGCCGCAGCTTTGAGGAGGTTGCGCACGATCGTCATGGCGGTCAGCCCCGGAATTCGACGTCAGCAGTCACGGCCGATCCCGTGGCCGAGATGAACTGGCAGGCGGCGAGCGCCGCCGCGCCCTGGATCGGCCAGGCCTGACCCGCCTGGATCGGCATGCCGACAGAGGCCGTTGGCGCTGTGCCGTCGCACCGGTAGCGGACGGTCACCCCAGAGCCGGAGGCGGTGGGGACGACAAAGGCCAGCGTCGCGCCGGCCGGAGGCGTCGCGCCCATCTGCGCCAGCGTCTGAGCCGTGGTCGCGACGCTGATCGCCGCATAGGTCGGGACAATGGTCGAATAGGACTCGTCGTAATTGCCGTTGACCACAGACCCGTCAGCGGCATTTTTATGCTGGCCGGCGACGGCAAGCGACGCGCAGCCGAGGGCGAGCGCGCCCGCGATGAGCAGACGTTTCAACATGTTGGATTGTCCTTGGTGAGGTGGCGCGACGCGCCGGGTCAGATTTCGGCGCTGGCGGTCCAGCCGAAGCCGATCATCGTTCGCGTGGCGACGTCGCCAGTAGAAACGACGTCAAACCCGTTCAACGCATCAGCTTGATTGATGCCGTAGCTGGTTGAATATGCCGGACCGTCGCTAATTCTAATTCTTCCGGCAACACCGTCAGCACTTATGGAAACAACGACGGAGCCGGTGCGTTTTACTGTTTTAAATTGCGCTATAATCGAAACGTACCCAGATGTGCTTGCATTTGTTCCAATATAATGACCAACCATTCCGCCAACTTCATAATATCGCTGACAGTACATCAGTTCGAGATGTGGAGGGCGGCGCTCGAACACAGTCGGGGTCGCCCCCGGCTCAAGCTGCGGGCGCAGGATGGTGCCGGTTCCAAACTCCACGTTGGCTTGCGTGTTGGCCGTGAGCGAAACCACAACAGGGTCAGCAGCATAGGAGCCTGATCCGCTCGCGCCAGTTCCTTGCCAAACGCGCACTTGCGCCGTGCCGTCATGCGACAGCACGAACGTCCCGCCCTCGATCATGCCGGCTTCGACGGGCAGAATGATCGAGCCTGCCGTGACCGTGATCGTCGTGTCGATACCACTGGCCGCGAAAGTGTAGGTTGCACCCGCCGATCCCGCTTTGACGCCGTCGTGGCCATATGCGCCAGCGGCGAGCGTGACGGCCCCGGAAACGCTTCGCTGATTGATGGCGAAAGACGCGTTCCGAAGCCGGTTGCGGAAGCCCACGGCGTCAGCGAGCGTTCCGTCGGCGGCAATATTGGCGGTCGCCCCCGCCTTGACCGCGCCGAGAACGCTCGACGTGGCCGCGTTAACCGTAAGCGCGCCGTCTCCCGCAACCGAGACGCCCGGCCCAGCTTTGACCACGCCGACTTGCGACGTTGTCGCGATCTGCGCCGACAGCGTCCCGTCAGCGGCGGCGGAAAAACCTGCGCCGGTTTTGACCAGCCCGAGCGTGGTGGGCGACGCCACTTGCGGATTGGCGAAAGCGAAAAGCCCTGTCGCCGTGTTGATCGTCGCCACGGTCACCCACGAGCTCGACGCGTTGAGCGTCTGAAGCAGCATGTTGCCCGAGCCATCCGGGGTGAAGCGCACGCCGTTGTTGCCGAGCATGGCAAGGAGGCTCTGGACGAGGCCGGAGACATTGTTCGCCGTGGTCGGGACGAAGCGGAAAATCTGATAACTGGCGCCGGCCGCAACCGCGCCGCCCGACCAATAGGACAAGTTGAGATGCGTCGTGTCCACGATCGAGCCAACGATGCCAAAATTGCCGCCGCAAATCAGCCATTCGCCCGGCGATATCGGCCAATAGGGCGTGCCATCCGTCGAAAGCCATGACGTGCCTGAGCCCACGACGGGCCAGACGCCGCCCGATTGCGCGCCAATGGAGATCGTCCCGACCGAATAGGCCGGGATTTGCAGGGATGCAGTCATGATGAGGAGGCCTCAGATTGTTTCGGTCGAGCAGCCGTCAGTACGCAACGAAATAGGTTATTGCAGACGGCCCCGGAAGAATTGACGGGTTACGCGCGTAGTAGGTTTGAAAATATACGAATATTATACTTTTTGTCGTCACACTGTAGCCCGCACGAACCACACCGCCTTGTGCGATTGTCAATGCGCCATCGTTGACGAGGCTCGCATTCGATTCGGAAAAATATGGAAGCGCCCCTGAAAATCTTTGGCTTTTGTACATAACGAAAACGGCTGGCGGAACGTCGAATGTTTTCCCAAGACTTACGGTATTTGTATACTTTTTTGTTGTTGTGCTTGAGTTACTTATTGTCGACGTTAATACGAAATTCGACATATTAAGAGCGGTCGGCGGTTGATAAATCCCCACGTATCTCCCGCGAGACGTGTCGAGTATCATATTGCGCAGGTCGGTCTCCGTCGCGCCGTTAAATCCGAGTTTCGCGATCTTGATCGCGGCCTCATTGATATGGACCTCGCTCATGTGGCGGGAGCCCCAAGGATCAGCAAAGACATTGGCGTCGGGTACGTCGACGCCCCATCTGCGGCAGTGACATAAACATTGGTCGCGTCCACTCGAACAGAAATGGGCTCGACGCCTCCGATTGAGGTTGCGGGGCCTCCGCAAGGGATGACCACGGGCGGGTAACCGAGGTTATGAGCAATTGTCGCCGGCAACGTGTAAATCGTCTGTACGCCGCCGATAACCAATTCCAACGCCGAGAACGATTCATGCAAAATGAAATCATCCAGGTTTGTTGATTCCGTGTCCTTCCCTGGCTTGGTGATACGCAGTTTTTCTGCCGACAGATAAACGCCATCAACCATCAGAACATGCCTATGCGGTAGACGATGATCTTTATAGTTCCATTTGTCGCAGTGCCCGCGCCGCCCGGCGCTGCAGATGTCCACCCGGACCCTACCGTCAGTGTGACGCGGTCAGGAAACGTCTCTATCGTCAGAGCTTGCGCATAATATCCGCCAACACCGGACCAATCTGTGTAGGCGGGAGAATGCGTGATGCCTTCGGAAGTAATCATTGTCGATATGAACGGCGTATAAGGCAACGCGCCGGGAAAATTGATCGTTATGGTTGACCCGGCAGAGAACGCGATATTGCCGCTGACCCACCAAATTGGCAGAGACGACGACCAGCCCGTCGAGAATTGCAGATGCGTGGGATCGACTGTCCCTGTTGGCGGATCGCCATCGTACCCAGGCACAGAGACGCGGATGCCGGCGCTTCCATCATGGAATTGCCCGATATTGACGCCATCGACCATCAGGACCGCGCGATCTGGAGAATTCCATTAACGAAATCGAGCCGCATTTTCGGCGTTCCACTTGCAGTGGTCGCCGCGCTCTCGATTGTGCTGTTGACCCTCGTCACGCCGTTGAGCGAGAGCGAGCCGTCTGCATTCGTGCCGAAGACGGTGGTGTTGGCGCCAAGGACGTAGAAGTTCGTGGCGTTGATAACGAACCGGCTCGTCCCGTCGCTCATCGCGAGGATGTACGCCCCTGCGTAGGACGCCCCCACACCATTCGCCGTCGCCGAAACGCCTAACTGGATCGCCGCCGATACGCCGGACAGGCCGGACGCCGCCGTGATCTCCAACTTGCCTTGCGCCGTGCCGACCGAAGTCGAAGCCGAGACCGCTAAAATCTGGTTGGCCAGCGCCTGATCCGCGCTTGCCCGCGTCGTCGCCTCGTTCGAAATCTGCGCGTTCACATTGCTGAACGACGCCGACACCGTTGTCTGGTAGCTCGCGAACGAGCCGGTCAGCGCCGCGACCGCTTGGCTCGTTTGCGTCACGCCAGCCTGCGCCGCCGCCGCCTGAGCCTGCAGGGTCGCAGTCTTCTTGCTCTGGTCGAGGATCGTCCCGATCTGCGCAAGGGTCGTATCGTCCAGCGAGTCGAACTGCGAAAACGCGATCAACTGCGCCGGCAGCGTCGCGAGCTGGTCATAGCCGATATAGGCCGCCGTGTGCGCCGCCGCATAGTTGATGACCGGCGAGACAATCCCAATGGTCGCCCAAGCTCCACGGATGCCGTTGGCGTTGACGCCAGCCACCCGGAAAACAAGGTTCTGCTGCCCAAGGCCGCCGACATCAAGCGCCGTGTCCGCGGCGTTATAGATCGTGCGCCAGGTCACGCCGGTATCGGTGGAAATTTCGGCGATATAGGTGACCGCCAAAGGATCCGCCGTCCACGTCGCGTCCAGCGTGAGCGAGACGCCGCCCGGCGCCTGCGTCAGCGCGCCGGTCAGGATCGTCACCGCCGACGGCGTCGGCGAGCCCCCGAGCGTGTGGGTGTAAACCGCCACGTCCGCAAGCGATTCCTCGGCAGCGCCATAAATGTTGAACGACGTGAACTTCAGATAGACGGTCGCGCCGATCTGGTAGTTCGAATAGCCGTATTTGAAGACGTTCCCGTCCACCCGGCCGAACTGCGCGCCGGTGGCGTGAGCGCCGACGCTGGCCTGCGTCCCGTAAAGGCCGCGCACCAGATAGCTGAGATTGTAGGCGTTCGTCCCCGTGAGGGCCGCGTTCTCATAGGCGAGCAGCTCGCCCCCGACGAAGCAGAGGGTCGCGCCCTGCTGCGCGCCGGTCTGCGAGGTCGATTGCAACGCGCCGCCCGATTCCGCGAGGCTGACCGAAAGGGTGTTCGCGGTGTCGATCGTCGGGCCGCCCGCCGTCGTCGCAACCGCCGCCAGCGGCGCCGTCAAAACGCCCTGGGCGCCAGGCTGGATCGTCCCGATCTGCGAATAGGTCGCGCCGTCGTAGGACGCCCAGACGTGCGCGCCGCCCCAATTCTGCGGCTCGACGCCGGAGCCGACCACCCACACCTCCAGCGCGCCGGCGAGCGATCCCGGCGGCTCGAAAATGATCGGCGGATTGATTGAGCCGGGCGCGACCTGATTGTTGGGCGCCGTCGAAACCTTCGATTGCACCGCATATTTGCTCGCGGTCTGGACGCCCTGCGGGAACTCCTCAGCCGTGACCGTCAGATTGCCGTCGTCATCCTCCTCGATGTCCGTGATCCGAACCACGGTCTTGTTCAGCCCGATGGCGGGGTCCGTCAGCGTGACCAAATCCATCGGGTCGAGATGCGAAAATTCGAGCGACAGGCTGAAAGTGTAAGTGTTTCGGACATAGAGACCGCGCTGCAGGATCAGCTGCGCGACGGTCTGCGCGATCGAGAGGTCGCAGATTTCGTGCGCGGTGACGCTGGACCCGATGCGCGATCCGAAACGATCAATGGCCGCCTGGTCGAACGCCTCGACCGGGCCGGTGTTGTAATCGTCATCGCGCGACTGAATTTCGACGCTCTGGCGATTATAGGCGGCGAAGGGATCGGACCGCGTGATCTTGACGGGGTCTTCGCCATCGGCGGCGAGGAAATCGTCGTCGGTCAGATCATAGAGCGGGGCGTCGTTGGCCAGCCACGTCTTGCTGTTCCCCGTCAGGTCCATGTCGCCGAGCGGGATGAACTTGAGCAGGCCGCCGGACCAGACTGCGGTGGAATTGGTCAGTTGCAGCCAGCGCGCCAGGATCGACGAGGCGCTTTCCTGGTTGTTCAGCACCGGCGACAGCGCGATCCCGGCCGCCCAGCAATAGCACTGGTACGAGCTCGTGTTCGTCCCTCCGTAAAGCGATCCGAGATCGATCGAGCCGGCGGGAAAACCGACGCCATAGCGCGGGTTGGTCAGGAAATCATAGACGATCTGGGCAGGATCGGCGTCGACGCCGTTGCAGCCCGTCCCCATCAGGGGGAATTCGACCTCATAGGTGTTCGAATTGATCGAGGCCGACGAACCCAGATTGTAATTGGCCGCGCAGAGATAGGCCGTGTGCGGATAGGCGAGCGCCTTGTCGGGATGGTTCGTGGCCAGATAGGACCAGGCGCCCTGCCCGGCCGCGCCCTCGAACAGCGTGAGACCGGTCGTCGCCAGCGTGACCGGCGTCGGGGACGCCTGCCAGACATTCTCAATGCCGGAGACAGGCCCTTCGCACAGCGCGAGGACGAGCGTCGCCGAATAGGTGTAGCTGGTCGCGCGGCCGCCGCCACCCTTGCCGCCGGCCGACTTGCTGCTGTTCGCGTGCGCCTGGAAGTCGTCATAATAGACGCAGTTCGGCGTGAGGATGTTCTTGCCCCATCCCACCGGGATCGGCAGCGCGGACGACGTGCTTTGGATTTGCAGGCCGGAATAGACCGTGACCTGCGTCTTCGGGGCGCCGCCGCCAAGAAAGCCCGCCATTACGCCTTATCCTTGGCCCAGAATGAGAAGAACAGCCGCGCGCGCGCCGGGTCTTTCAGGCGGGGATTACGGTGAACGGCCTCCTCGACCACCTGCCCTGCGTCCATGAAGGCGTGAACGATGGTCAAAGGGTCGGCTTCGGTCACAATGCCGCCGTGGCTGTAGCAGCGGCCGTATTTGAACACGACGAGGTCGCCGGGCGCCGGCGTCTCGACCTCCGCGCACCAGGAGCGCACCCAACCGAGATAGCGCTCCGCGTCGCGGTGAAGATGCCAGTCCGGCGCATAGGGCCGCGGGTCGAACGGCGCGACGAGCCCGAGGTCGCAGAACACGCGGACCAGCAGCATTCCGCAATCGCAACCGGCGCCCTTGATGTCGGCGCAATTGTGATAGGGCGTCGCCAGCCAGGACCGGGCCTCTGCGACCACGGCGGCGCGTTGCTCCTGTTCGGTCATGTCATCTGATCCTGCTGTTGAGGGGAACGCCGCAGACCGGCGCTGCGCCAAGGCAATTGGCGAGGAATCGCGGAACCGGGCGCGGCTTCATGCCGAAAGCATGTGTGTATTATAGTTGACGATCAGCGCCAGAGTGTGTATTAAATTACTCATGTTGAAGCTCTTGGAAACGCTCCCCTTTCAGCACTGGCTGAGCAGCCAGAAAGATTTGAAGACGCGCCTTCGGATCGCGGAGCGGTTGCGCCGGGTTCAAGAAACTGGCTCGCTCGGGGATCACAAGGATGTAGGCGACGGCGTGGGCGAGCTGCGTTTCCATTTCGGCCCCGGCTACCGCATTTATTTCTGCCGCCGCGGGACCGAAATCATCATTCTGCTGGGCGGCGGCGACAAGGGATCGCAAGCGCGCGACATTCGCGCCGCGAAGGCGCTCGCAAAGGAGGTCTAATCTATGGTCGAGACTCGGGAATTCGACATTCGGAATTATCTCAACACCCCGGAGGAGCGGGCCGCCTATTTCGAGGTTCTTCTTGAAGAAGGCGACCCTTCCTTCATCGCGTCGGGGCTTGGAGAGATCGCCAGAGCCATCGGCGTCACCGAGTTTGCCCGACAAACCGGCTTGAGCCGCGAAGCGATCTATAAAGGGTTGGTCCCGGGCGGGAACCCGACGCTGGAGACGCTGACGAAAGCCGCGACGGCGTTAGGTCTCCGATTGACGGTTGCAAAGGTTGCTTGAGCGCCCAGGCCTTGGCTACGCCAACTTGACGGGCGCGGGCACGTCAGGCGGCGCGGCCCGCGCTTAGGTCATTTCCCGCCCGTCGTGAATTGCGTGGCCATCGGCCCGGTCATGATCTGCGGCGGCGGCACATAGGGGAAGCCGCGGAAGTTTCCGAGGTTTCCATAAGCCGCGCAGGCGTCCTTGGTGTGCGCGCAGCCCTTCGTCACGATAAAGCTGTCGCCTACCCCTGGCGCGTTCGGCAGCGAATACATGAGCTGGAGCTCAAATCCCGCCGCCACACTCTTGATGGTCGCCTCGTAGCCCGCGTTCGCGCCGCTGGTGAACGCGATAGTGCCCTGTTGATGCGCCATCGCGGCGCCAACCCATCGAATGGCCGAAAAGGTCGAGTTGAGCCCGACGTTCCCGGCGGTCTGGAAGCTCGCCTTATTCAGGCCACAGCCGGAATCGCAGAAAATGTTGCAGCAGTTCGCCTTATAGAGGTTCCGGGGCATGTCGATGTCGAGCAGCACGGTGTCCGACGCGACTTCGATCGTCGCCGTGGTGCGGCCGATGCTTTTAACGTCGGCGACGCGCCCTTTGAACATGGTGATCGTGCCGATCGGCGTGATGACCGGCGGATAGAGGCCATTGGCCGCCGGGGTGAAAAACGCCAGATCGCGCTGGATATGGGCGGCGTCGAAGACGCCCTGCTGGAGCGCCTGCAGAAACGGGATTCCGCCGTAAGTGTCGGTGGGCGCCGCGACGACGCTGATATCCTGCTTGTCCACGTTGAGCCCGATGCTGGCCTTGTATTTCAGGCCGGAGACGCGCAGGCCGGTCACAGAATAGGTGAGGGAATTCCACGAAAACGGCAGTTCGAAATCGCAGAACGTCCAAACAGCGCCGTTCATGAGCGTGATCGTGAACAGATTCGCCTTGGCCAACGGCGTGTCGAGGGTCGGCCTGAACGCGTTGAGATACGTCAGGAGCGCCGGCGTGATGGATTTCATCGGACCTGTTGAAATTTGAGCGAAGACAGGGACCAAAGTCCCTTCATGGCGTTCTCGAACTCGGCCGAATCGTCAGAGAACCGGCATTGCCAGCCGAAAGAGCCGGTCCAAGCCAACGATAGGCCTGCCGCCGGCGGCGAAGCGAACTGGATCGTGTTCGGCGCCAGCAGCACGAATGGTTGCGAAACGCCGTTGACATAAGCGTTTGCAACGTTGGTCACATAGCTGGCCGGCTCATAGAACCCGTTCACCGACCGATAGAGCGTGAATTGCGTCGACGCGCCGTCGCCCTGCCCGAAAGTGCAGTTGGTCACCGCATTGTCGTTTGGATCGACATAGAGGAACGTCCCGTATTGGCCTGCGCAAGCGAGATAAAACCCGCGCAGCGCCTGCTCGCTTTGCGCCTGCAGCCCCGGATAAAGCCCGAGGCTGTCCAGGCCCTCGAAGGTCAGTTCGAAGTGATAGAGCGCGTGGGCGTAATTCTGCGCCCGCACCTCGCGCCCGGACACATGCTGGGCGACCCGCGTCGAGAAGGTCGGCGTCTTCTTGAGGCTCCAACCCTGGCCCGGCAACGTGGGAAAGGTCGCGAGGGTCATGCAAATTTCAAATGGCCATGGCGCTGCAGACGCCGCATCGCATTGACAAAGCCTTTCGGGTTTGCGTTCACAAGGTCCTCGATCCCCGCCGTGGTGGCGTGCACGTGAATGTCACCGTTGTAAGTGTCGCCGCTCCTGGCGCTCCCGCCAGCGCCGCCGTAGGCGCTCTGTGCCGCGTTGATGACACTTCGCAGCCCTTTGGATTGTCCAGCGGTCATCACCATTTCGCCTTTGTGGACCATTGCGAGCTGATCCTGATTGATGCTCCAGGCCCCGACGTCGAAAGCGGCGACTGCCGCAACCGTGCTTTGCGCCGCTGCAGCGGGCGCCGCCGCCGCCGGCCCCATGACAGGCGAGAGGAAGCCAAACACGCCGGCAAAGGTCTCGGCCGCCGACGCCGTAATGCTTCTGATCGCGGCCCCGATAACCGGAAGAGAAACCGCCGACGCCTCACCGGCGGCAACCCCGCTCCGCGCCGCCGCACCAGTGATCGAAGCTGCAGTCTTCGCCCCTTCGGTGGTCTGGTGAAGCGCTAGGCTGAATAACTCCTGCTTCGCCCAATTAGCGACCATCTGAACGCCCATGTTGACGAACGACTGAATGATGGCGCTGGTCAAACTTCCAAGGACTTGGCGGAAATTTTGCGTGCCACGGATCATCCCCATGATGCCGCTGCTCATGGAAGATGACATGGCGTCTACCATTTGCGTCCAAGGCCGCATGGAGGCCTCTGCGGCCTGAATCGCGAGACGCTGGCTTTCGGCAGCATATTTGATGTCGAGGGCCTTTTTCTTGTCCTCGACCGATTGTTTCTGCGCCAGGGATAAGCCGGCGATCTGAGCCTCTTTTTCGAGAAGCGCCCTCTGCGCCTGATAGGCCTCGTTCGCGGCGACGCGGGTCGCGGCGACTTTCTGTTCTTCCGTCATCTGGTAGATGCGGACTGCATCGGCATAGAGCGCCGCTTTCGCGCGTTCGGTGGTTTGCACCGCTCGGATTTGATCCTCGATCGCCTTAATGTCGGCCTGCTGCTGGGCAGTGTCAGCCTTGCCGCCGCTGCCGTCCTTAGGGATTGCGCTCGCGTTCTTAAGCCCGGACGCCTGGGGCTTGGACGCGCCGTCACCCCAGATTGTCTTGAGTTGTGCGACGGTCTGCTTCGCGACCTCTACGACCCCTGATGCTGTGTCGGCATAGTCTTTCTTGAGCCGCGCGCCCATGTCTTGCACGGCGCGGTCAGTGTTCTTCATGCCAGGCATGTCGGAAAATGCCGAACTAATGCCAGCGGCCGCCGAGGCAGCATGATCCTTCAATTGCCCATAAGCCGCTGAGGCGCCGCTCACGTCGCCGCTCAGCGCGTTTTTGATCACGCCCCCGACATCGTCAAACATTTTGCCGATTGACGTGGTCACTGCCGATGCAGCATTCGCCAATCCGGTGAAAGCGGCTTGCCCGTTGACCGCTATATCGAGGAACACGGCGGCGATCACATTGGCCATGCCGTGAAATGCGTCTGATATAATAGACGCCGAGCCTACCCCAAGCGCGACCAACGCCTCAATCGCATCGATCAGCAATCCGATCGCGGTCACGACGACTTTGACTGCCCCCGCCAGGAGGTTCATGGCCTCATGAAAAGCGCCGCTTGTGCGCGCGGCCTGATTAAGCCATTCGACGCCGCTGGCGATATTGCGGATCAGGTCGCCAAAGCCTTCAATCACGCCGTCGATGGCCGGCTTGAATATGCTGTAAATGGTGACGGAAACCCCGGAAAACGCCATGCTCAGTTCATGAGTGGCGTCCTTGACCCTTTGGATGCTCTCGTTCGTCCCAAGGATCTTAACCCGCATTCCCTGGTCGAGCGAGACCCCTGCGCGCGTGGCTGCGGCCTCCATATCGCGGACATGGTCCACGCCTCGGTTCAGTTCGGGCAACAGCTTTGAAGCCAGATCCTCGCCAAGCAGGGCGTTCGCCGCCGCCAATTTGTTTGCGGAGTCAGCAGTGCCCGAAAAAGTTCGGGCGAAAGTTTCAAGCAATTGGTTGAAGTTTTTGCCCTTGATCTCGTCCATCCGCAGGCCAATGGCCTTGAGGGCTTTTTCTGTATCGTCATCGCCGTCGTTGGCGTTCTTCTGCAGCTTTCCGAATGCTGTGGCGACGTCCTTGGTGTCGGCACCGGCACGGACGGAGAACGAAGCAAGGCCTCCCATTCCGCCCAGCGATTGATTAAAATTGTTCGCCAACTTGTCCATTTCGACGCCAAGATCGACCACGGACGAGGTGACATGGTGGAGTATGGCGGTGAACGCGGCACCAATAAGCGTAGCGGCGGCGACGCCAGAAGCGCCCACGGCGCCGAAGGCGGCAACGAGCCCCTGAACGCCGAATTGCGCCATCTGGACTTGGCTGCCCGACCAAGGACCGAAATTCCAAGCGGCGTCACCGACCTTGTCGATGCTCGCCTTGATTTCAGGCGTAAGCTTTCCGAACTGCTTGGCGACGTCGCTAGCGCTGCGCCCCACATTTTCGACCGCCTGTTGCGCCTGCTGCGCGCCGCGGCTCAGGTCGCTTGCATCAGCGGTAAATTTGACCGAGACGTCATTGTCCAAGTGCCACGCTCCCAAGGCCAAAGAAAAAGCCGCCTCCGGGCGGCTTGGTGTCGTGAATGGCGCTCGCTATTACGCTGGATCTTTGTGCCCACCAGCGCAATAAGCGTTCCATTCTTTAATCGCTGTCTGCTTTTCGAGCGTTACAGCCCCGGTCGCCATGAAGCGAACAAATGGTTGATCCCCAGTGAAGCCGCCAAATCCATTTTTTGCATTGACTTTACCGCAAATAATTACTGGGAACGCTTTGCCGACTTTTCTGTCCCCAACAGCAAAGATCTCTGAGAACTTCGCGGAATCGGGGTCTCTCAACTGAGCCAAAACAGCTGCCTTCGTCGATGAACCCCATGCGGAAACATCGAGCCAGCCGTCGAGGTCGAGCGATCCAAATTGCGGGTGATCTGCGGTAATTTGATAGATTTTTACATTTGACGGGTGCGGCTCGGAGGCCGGTATCTTGGCGATAAACGGCGCGGCCACACCCCAAAACGCCACGGTTGCGACAGCGATCAGCAAAACTTTCGCGCTGGTTTTCATCTGAAATCTCCGTGCAAGCAAATAATGATCACATGCACGGTCTGACGGAACCCGTCAATCAGATGCGGCCCGCTGGATACACCTACTGCCTTGCGGAGCACATTATTTTGGTCATTTATTACACTTGAGAAAAACCGTTTATGGCGTGTTCCTGCTGCTTATGGGGGGATGGGGAACGCCAGTGGCGCTCCCCGTAAAAGGGTTACCTGCCCAACCGGGTCTCGCCCCTCCGAACCAAGCCCTACCGTGCCTTGGCTTGCCCAGCCGCGCCAAGCCTCGCCTGCCTTGGCTCGCCACGCCTATCCGGGCCTTGCCTAGCCTAGCCACGCCTCGCGACGCCGCGCCTGCCACGCCTAACCGATCCACGCGCTTCCACGCCAATCCAGACCTCGCCTGCCTCGCCGTGCCACGCCATGACTTGCCGCGCCGGGTCATTCCTTGCCTTGCCTGCCTGACCGAGACGCGCCATGCCCTGCATCGCCTATCCTAGCCACGCCTGCCCTGCCGCGCCTCATCTCGCCCAGCCTGACCAAACCCAGCCTCGCCACGCATGCCGCTCCGTGCCAAACCAGCGCCCTTGCGGCAGAGCGCTGGCTATTCTTGCTCAGGCCGATTTACGGTCTTCAGCAAGCAGTTCGAGTTTTGCGATGATCGCCTCGATTTTCCCGTCAGCAATACCGGCGGCTGTCAGCGGCGCCTTGTAGCGCGCAGCCCACGCGCGAAGATCGTCGGCCGCTTGGCCAGCGAGTTCGTGCAGATGATCGTCCAGCGTCGGGACGGTCAATCGGTAACCGCCGCCATCCTTGCGCCCTTCTCGCGGACTGTGGACCAACGGCGCCTCAACCTGATGCACGCGCACCTGACTCGGGCCGGTAACCTGTTCGATGCGGAAAACGACTTTCAGACCGCGCGCGAAATCACGCGCTTGATCCAGCCGGTGAGCCGCCGCCGCGTCGATGTCATTCCATGTGAACCATGAATGCGCAGGATGCTCCTTTCCGGCGTCCTTGACCTCCTGAAGGAACAGCGCCGGGTCGTAGAGCCCGTTATGGCGCCGGGCGAAATCCTCGACGATCTGCTGCCGAAGCTCTTTGGTGAACGTAGCCATCACGCAGCCCTCCGCTTCACTTCGGACGCAAAGAAGTGCATCAGTTCTTCGGTTTCATCGTTGGCGAATTCCGGGTTCTTGAGCGCCGCGAGTTGTGCCTCTCGCCCGTGGTTGGCGACGAGATCGTCCCATTCGTCGTCTTCCTCCCCGTCTCCAAGAACGCGGAAGCTGCCGAACGCGCCTTTTCCTTTTTCTTGGCGAAAATCACCGACGCCGACCAGAACGCCCGCGTTGCAAAGCAGAGCGATGACCGACGACAGACTGAGTTGCGGCGTGATGAATGAAACCTCGATCTCGGCGCCCCACCGCGGCAGGAACGCGCGCGTCCTGATGTCAGGGGTCTTGTTGATGTCGGCGCTGCGCACCACGTCGCATCGAAGTTGCGGCGTTCCGTAGAGCGGAAAGTGATCGCCGGCCAGATAAAGCAGGCGTTGCGCCGACGTCTTCGTCAGCCCGGGCGTTTCCAATGCCGCTGTGCACATAGCCGCCTTGACGGCGACGACGCGCAGCCCGAGCGCGGTCGGACCGGACGGAAGCGTCTCAGCGCTGGCGCGGAATTCGGTAAACGGATCGTGCTTGATCCCAGCCTTGTCCGCCCTGGTCTTCTTGCCGCCACCGACCAGCAATTGCTGGCGCGCTTTTTCGGCCATTCGGTTTTGAAACAACGGCGTCGTGCCAATAATCCGAAGCTTCACGGTCGCGCGTTTCAACGGCTGAATCGTGATTTCAGCCTGTCCTTCATCTTTCTTTGCCATGATCTGTCTCCATCGGCACCGGCCCGCCAAGACCTGTGCACGTCAGGTGGTCGCGTTACGACCGCCGGGCCGATGAAGCTCGCTCGGTCGTGCATATCCCCATGGCGGTGGGGAATTCGGTTGTTCGGGTGTTCAGGCCGCGAGAACGGGGCTTGCGAGAATCCCCTCGATCAGCGGGCGGATTTCGTCGGTGTCGTAGGAAAAATGTTCTTTTGCTTCGACGAGATATTCGAGCGAAGCGCGAATGCCCGCTTTCGTCTGCGGAGATTGTTGGAGGAACCTGTCAAAAAGATCCTCCTGCTTGCCGCAGCAGAAACTTGTCATTTCCTCATCAGATTCCGGCGCGTTTGCCTTGGCGATCCACGCCTGCATTTCCGCGATCATGTCGAAGATATGCTGATCCGGGTGGGCCTTCCCGACGACTTCAGCGGCACCAATCAGCGCGCCAGTTGCCACAGCAGAACCGAAAAACAGCGACCCGAATTCGCGCCGGCTCGGGCCGGCGCCGTTGTCTTGTTCGTCCATGTCCGCCCCCTCACGCAAATTCAGGGATGCGGACGGACGCGCCAGCCTTCGGGCCGGGCTTCCGAGGCGAAGGCACAGCGAACATGTCGCCCGTGAAGTCTTCGCCGCGCCCAAAGAACGCGCGCAACACCGGATCAGAGGTGAGACGCGACAGGCGGACCCGTGATATAAATGCGATAGCTTGTGACATGGGAGTCTGGTCCCTTGTTGGAGGTTAGGCCCGCCTTGGTGTTGGTAGCGCCTTGGCGGGCTGATCATGTGCGCTGGCGTTCAGGCCAGCGCACGTTCCTGCGAGAATTCCTTAGCCAGCCGCGCCAGCCCTTTGGGGGTCACGCGGACTTGCGTCACGGATTTCTCGCTGCCGTCGCTCCGCGTGACCGTCGTCATCTTGTGTTCGAGATAGCCGGTCAGAAGCCGGGCCTGATATGCGAGGTCGGCGGCGGCGCCGGGGCGGCGATAGATCCACTCGTTGGAGCGCATCCATCCGAAAAGCTGCTTGGGCTGCACCTGAAGGTTTTTGGCGGCTTCCGTAATGGACATACTGCCATCCGTCCCGGCGATCAGATCAAGGGCCTGCACAGCGGGCCGCATCTCTTCGACTTCTCCCTGAAGGGCAATAACCTTCTCGGTGTAGGTCAGGAGCAGGCCGCGCATGGCGGCGGGGCTTTCCAAAAACTTTGCGGGGTCGAAAGCCGGGGCGCGAACCTGTTCTTCAAGCTGCTGCCAACGATCAATGACGCGTTTGCGCGCCTTGGCGTCATAGCCGGTCAAGAGCGTGAGCGTGTTCGATTTGTCCAGATGAACGACGGCGAGATAGCCTCGGTCATCGCGCTCCCACGCAACCCCTTGAATTTGTTCATGGCTCAAATCTGAGCCATCGATTTCAGCACCGTAAACTGCCGTCACCATGTCGCGAATGTCGCGCAACACGTTCTTGTGCTGTTTGCCGGTCAAAGTCGCAATTTCGCGGCTCGACATGGCGGCTGGTTCGCCTGTATTCATCAAGTCAGCCATTTCGGTTCCTTCATCAACCGTGGTGGTTAGGGACACCGCTTGCCAGGGCGGTGGTTTCGTTCAGTGACGGCGGGGCTTCGCCGACCAAAGCTTCCCCCGCCGTCACCTTTTCCATCCGCTCACGAATAGAGCGGACGATCTGCGCATTGCGCGATGTGCAGTCTTTTTCAGCCTCCCGGTCCAAGAACTCGGTTGCATCAACCGGGAGCGAAACAGTCATGCGAACTTTTTCCGGCTTCAAAACGCCCTCCGTTCACCAATTTAGTGAACGTATCACTCACTAAATTGGTGCGCAAGTGGCGACTTTGAAACTTTCACCAAATTCGTGCATAATTGGCGCATGGCAAAACAAGACGACTACGTCCGCTACACGATCCGAGTCCCGGCGAGCCTGTACCAACGTGTGCAGGCTGCGGCTGGCGATCGGTCGGTGAACGCCGAGATCATCGCGCGGCTCGAATGTAGCTTTGACGCTTCCAGCGACCCGCAATCCGCCGCATCACTGCAAGCGCGGATCGATGCGCTGGAAGCCAGATATGACGCGATCGAAAGCTTGATGGGTCAGTTTGCAAATACGATCCGAAAGCAGCCGCCCCCATCAAGAAGCCCAAACCCGCCAAGTGCGTCTTCCCCTGGGCCGGCCCTCCCCGAGCCAGAGGCCGAGGATCTTTCATCCAAGGTCATGCAGGGCGGATTTGCGAAGAAAATGCGAGACATCAAGATATAATGGTAGGCCGTCCGCCGGCTTGTTGAGAAGACACTCAAAGGAGAGGACGAATGAGCACGCTGATCATTGAAGTCTATGAGGCGTTCTTGTCGGCCGGCGTCCCGGAAGATAAGGCCCGAGCCGCAGCAAAGGCGATGGCCGACGACCAGAGCGCCACGAAAGGCGATATAGCCAAACTCGATAAAGAAATCGCCATTGTGAAGTGGATGCTCGGTGTTGTCATCGCCGGCGTGACCGCGCTTCTCTTGAAGGCTTTCTTCCCCCATTTTGGTTAAGCCGTCGATTACTGAAGGCCAGGGACCGCCGTAGAGGGAACGTTGATCATGACCGACACCGATACCGCTTTGATCCTCTCCACCCTCAGGGACATTGTCGCCGACTTGCGGGACATGCGGAGGTCCGTCCAGTCGAACAACGATGCGATACGCCTCATGGAGCAACGATTTGACGCCATCAACCGTCGGTTTGACGATTTTGAAGGCCATCTCCGTAATATCCGCGGCGATTTTGACATGACCACTCGCCTTGAAGCGATCGGCCACTTCACCAAGTTCGAGTCCTCCTACAACAAGAGACTGGCCCAACTCGAAGATCGCATCGCCGAATTGGAGAACGCCGCGCCCCCGCGCCCGTTGAGCGGCGCCTGAAAATCGCCAATTGATCTATCGCTGTCTTTTTCGTCGCGACCCGAGGGCTAAATTTTTCCGCTCGGGAACATCGCCCGCAGCGCGTCCATCGCGTCCTCAGGCGCGGCCGCTTTGTCTTTCGGTTTCCATCCCCACATGCAGGCCAAGACCTGCAACATGACGGCGGGGGGAGGTTCGTCCTCCCAATAGCGAAACCGCGCAAGAACGCGCTGCATGGTCAACTCGCTTTCTAAATCGTCGGTCCACGCTTCTCCGGCGAATTGGCAGTATCGGGCGACGATGTAATCGAAGTCGGGGGCGTCGCCTCCCCCTTCGGTTCCCCCGCGTTCTGTGCGTTCTGGGAAAAAAGGCCGGTCTGCTTCGCGATGATCGCCAAAGCCGCCGCCATCTCCGGAAAACTGGCGCACGTGTCCAGCAAATCATCGCGCGAGGCCGACGGATAGGCGCGGCTCAATCCCGCATGAATGATGTCGATCATCAATTCGACGTCGCTCTCGTCAATCGCTATGGCCGCGAGCACATCGCCCGCAGCAAGGCGCGCCTGGATCGCGTTGAGCCGCGGTAGCATTTTCAGCAACCCAGGCACAACAACCCGCGATTGGCGGAGGGACAGAGCCGGTATGAAATACTCCACGCCTGCAAGCGTGATGACGGGCGCCTTCGCGCAGTCGATTTTCGGGTCGATCTGAAACATGGGGTTCCTCTTGTTGTGGGAGCGGCGCGATCGGCGCGGCCTATGCGTTAGCCGGCCGTGTTCAGTTCGCCGACCATGTTCGACGAATTGGCGAAGGCTTCGAAATCAAGCTCTGGAATAATGAAATCCGAGTTTTTCGACGCCATCGAAAGCTTCGACGCCATGCAGGCATAGAGACGGAGCGACCACTGGGCGCCCGAAACATTCGGGTTGGTCTGGTAGAAGTCGATCTGGAAAGTCGGCGCGACGCCCATCAAATTGTTTGAGATGGTCGACTTGAAGCCCGAACCGGACGCCGTCTGCGTATAGCTGTAAGAGACCAGCACTGCCTTGCCTGTGTCGGCGGCGGCGAAGGTGTAGACGCCGGCGGCAACCGAATATTGGCCCGTAGTCGGAGCACTGGCGACCCTGGTAAGGGGAGTCCCCGTTGATGCGTAATTGACGCCGAGATCGGCATCGAAAGCCGCGCTGTTGGCCACGGTGACGGTGTAGGGCGACGAACCGACCGTTCCGGCCTCGTTGTAAGACCAAAGCTTCTGGCCAGCGGCCTGAGTGGTGCCGAAGAAGATCGAATTGTAGACACCGCCGTCTATATTAGCGAATTTGGCCTTGCCCGTGATCTTGGCCTGTCCCCGCCCGACAGCGACCGGGAACTGATATTGACCAAAAAGCTTCTTGGATTCCGCGTCGATGTCGATCGAGACATCCTGCAGTGTGCCGAATTGTACCGGCGTCGGCGTTGCGCCGGAAGGTGTGGCGATCAGGACGCCCGAGCCGAAGGCAATGGAATTCTTGGACGACATTTTCAGGTTCTCCGTGGATCAGAGTTTGGCGAGCCGCGTCTTGAGATCGTCCACGGCCGAGCGGACGCAGTTGAAAACCGCCGTGTCGCGGCTGACCGGCGAATTGTAGAAGCTCTCGACGAACCAGGCGTCGACGGCAGCGTCAGTCGCGGGAGGCGCAACCGCAGGCGGTGCCTCAGTAGCCACCTCTGCGATGGGAGCGGAGAAAGAGGAAACGGCGTCAGCGGTCGCGGCAGGGGCTTCCTGCGCGGTTGCGGTTTCGTCGATCATTTTTGGTCCTTCAGGGTGCCAGGATTTTAATCGGGATGACCGCCAGGCCTTCCCCGTCGAGATCGCCGGGGTCTTTCAGGATGCGTCCCTCGATGCGGCAGGACGTGACCAAGCCCCCCAGGGTTTGCGGGCCAGCTGCGGTTGGCTCCAGCACAGCGGCAATGGCGTCGATGCAGTTGTTCAAATCGGTGGACGGAATAGCCGTGCGGTCCGAGGCGTCGATGTAAACGAAGACTTCGACCTCCATGGTTGCAACGCCTGGCATGGTGCGAACGACTTCCGCCACGTTTTCGAGGTGGTCGGCCATGAACATAGCTGGGCGCTCGCCGGCCGGGACATCGGACCATAGTTTCAGGCGGCGCCCGGTCGTTTCCCACATGGTTGAGCCATTAGGCCCAACGCCAGGCAACTGCGCCGCGCACAGGCGGCCGAACAGCGCGGCGAGGATGGAATCGCGACTGCTGATCATTCCTTGATGGCTTTCTGCACGGCGTCGGTGAGCCCTTTGATGATCTCCTCCCGCATATCGTCGAGACTGGATCGCAAGAATGACCGCTCGGGCGTCTTCGCCTGACGACTATAGGCGCGCACGGCGACTTGCTTGGCCTCACTCAATTGCTCGCCGAAGGCCTGCGTGATCGTGCGGGTGTGCGCCTTGATGCTCTCGGTCCCGGTGAATCCGAACTCATGGCGGGCGGCATACTTCACATCGCCGGAGGATGCGACTTTCCCGGTGACCTTGAGCCCTTCATCATCGATCACGTTATGGATCGACCGAGCTAACTTTCCGGTCACACGATTCAGGACCTGCCCTGAAAGCTTTTCGGAGACAACTTTCGCCTGCAATTTGTAGGCGAGAACCGTCACCTTGTTTTTCAATGCCTGCCGAACCCCTTCCGGCATAGCGGCAAACCGGGCGATGACCTCGCGGTCTCCCACGATTTGGATGTTGAACGCCATGGCGTCACACCGACAGGATGCAGTTGAAATTGACGAGCAGCAGTTTCACATAGCCAGGCATGTCTGTGATGCGGAATGCCGTTGTTTCCTGGCCACCCAAAGACTTGCTGACCTGAGCGATACGGTCTTTGTGCCTGTACCGGTCCGCGATCCACTCTTTCGCCGCGTCAGCAAGCGCCGACGGGATATAGCCGTAGGAAAGCAACACGGCCTTACCGGCGTCCGCGGCAGCGAAAGTGTACCTGATGATGGCGGCGTTGACCGAATATTGGCCCGCGTTCGGCGCCCCACTCACTGCAGTCAACACAGTTCCGTCAGCGAAAGCGACCCCCTGATCGCTGGCCCAAGCTCCATGAGGCTGTTCCGGTGCGATCTGGCCGCCGCCGGCCGGAATTGTGGCGTGCTCGCCGATGAGCTGATATCCGGCGCGGTAAGTCACCGTCACATTGCGACGCCCCTTGGCAAAGCTGTAACCTGTCAAGAAGATGCGTTGCATTGCGCCTGGAGGGATGCCGCCGTCATCCTCCAATTGCCAGCCTGCGCCCGGTGCGACATTGGGACCAGGTGTCGGCGCCGGCGGGACAATCTGACCATTTACCGAAACCGATTGAACCGACGTCACCGGCCAATTTCGCAGCAGGAGCGCATCGCCGCCGATCCCGTCATAGTTCTCGGTGACGACTTTCGGCAGAAAAAAGGGGCGGTTCAGATAATTTCGGATCGCCTGGCTGACGCCCGCTATCATGCCGGTGAGCAGGGCGTCGTCGTTTCCGCTTTGCACGCCGAGGAAGGCTTTGACGTCCTGCAGCGAGACAAGATCATTCGGCGCGGCCATTTGCCCCTCTTAGCCCCCGCCGACCTGAGCGGCGTGTTCCCGCGCAATGGCGCGCAATGTTTCAGTCCCGGTAGCACTGTGCGCGGAAACGCCCCGCTCTTTTAGGAAGGCAAACAGTTCGGCGCGCTCCATGGTCGAAAAGGTGTCGGGCGCAGACGCAGGGCCTGCACCAGCCGGCGCGGTGGAGTCATCGGGAACAGGCCCGACGGCGGCCGGCGGCGTGGGCTCGACGACTGCGGCAGGTTCTTCCGCTGCTCCATCGGCCGGTCCGACCACGGTGGGAGGCGCGGCGCCCAAGGCCGCCACCTTAAGCAAGCCGTCGAACAGCGCGCGGTGCGCCTCGAAATTCAGGCCCATAACCAGGCGCAGCCCCTCGTCGGGCCACGTTTCCGCACAGTTGCGGGCCGCAATGGCGAATTTCGCCAGCAGCCCCGCGCGGTCCAGAGCTTCGTCGCCGCCGTCGACCGTGAAACTGTGCGAGCGGAGCTCGTCCACCTGATCGGGGAACACATCAATATATCCACGCGACAGGTCGATATTCGAACCGCGAAAACTGAACCCAGACACGCCTTCTGGCGGCCGCATACGAATTTGAGACATGGATTTCCCTCTTGCTGTTTGCGCGATCCGGGGCGGCGCGCACCGACACACCGCCCCTTTGTCGCGCCGGGCGCCGAGGAAAAGAGCTCCCCGGCGCAACTCGCGGTCAGCCGTTGCCGATGTTGGTGATAACGGCCATGGACGGCGGGAAGAAGTGCTGAAGCACCTCGTCGGCATAGACGCCGTATTCGTACTTGCGCGAGCGCAGCGGCCATTCGATCTGGTAATAGTCCTGGCGCGTCCGAATCTGGAACACGTTGGCGACATTCGCCAGCGGATAGGGCAGCGACTTCGACGTGAACAGCGTCGTGCCGTTCGGCAGGTTCGGGTGGATCTTGATGTCCAGCGTCTTGGCGCCGGCCATCGAGAACTTGTTTCGATAGGCGACGGCCATGATGCCGCCCGCCAGGGCGTCCGGCGTGGTCTGGATCACAAACCGCTGGGCCGCCGACGTGCCGCCGGCGAGAATCTTCTTGCCGATGTTCTGGGCTTCCTGCGAGGAGACCCAGATCGTGTCGGGCGACAGGCGGTAATAGTCCCACTGGTATTTCAGGACCTGATCAATTTCCACGATGCCGCCGGCGCCGTCCGCAGTCAGCGGCGTGCCCGCGCCAGCCGTGCCGGTCGGCTGTGTCAGCACATAGGCGCCCGAGCCCGAGGACTGCGCCAGGGTCAGAAGACCGTCGAAAACGAGCGAATTGCCCGAATAGTCGGTGGCCGGGAGCGAGGCGGCCGTCTGGGTTCCCGTCGCGGCGGCGGTGACGACCACGGAGTTGATCGTGGTGATGGCGCCGAGCAGTTCGGAGCCCGCCGCACCCCAGAACCAGGCGTAGCCGAGAGCGCCGTTGACTGCGGCGACGGAGGCCGAGATCGATGAGGTCGATCCGGTGGTCGCCACGGTGGCGCTGGAGGATTTGCGCGCCGCGCCGCCACCATAGGTGTCCGACGAGCCGTCGGCGTTGGTGCGGGTGATGGAGGCCTGAATGCCGCCGGCGACCGAGCCGTTGATCACGCCGTCAAGCGTCAGGGCGACGCAGATCACGGACCAAGTCTGCGCTGCGAGCGCGCCGCCGGAGGTCGAGCCGGTGAGAGTCGGGGTCGGGGTCGTGCCTAGCGCGAGATTCGCGCCACTGTTGCCGCCGAGGATCAGGGCTTCCTCCCCGAGCATGAGGGCTTCGAGACCTTGGCGCGCCGCGAGCGCGCGGATGTCGTCAAAGCCCTGGCCGGCATACTGCGCTTCGAAGTCGACGTTGGACTCGATGCCGATCCCCTTATAGGAGGCGCTGTAGTCTTTGGTGGTGACGGCCATCACGCCGCCACGGTTGCCGCCGGAGACGCCGACGCGCAGGCCCGAGGTATTGATCGCGGTCACGCCGCGCCAAGCGGCCTGAATGCCGCCCTTGCCCGAAACGCGGGGCGTTTCATTGCGAAGGGGGGTCAAAACCGGGTAGAGGAGCTTCGCGCCGGTCTCGAGGTCGTAATAGGTGAGGCCGGAGGTGGCGGAGACCGCCTGCGCAAAGGTGGACTTTTCGAGCCCAGCGATCGCGGCAAGGCGCGGGTCGGTGATGGGCGCCTCGTGCGCTTTCTTCATGGCGGCGAGGACGTTGACGTGGTCGTTCATTTTCCTGTCCAGAAAGTTGCAGCCAACCGTTCGCCGCCGCCGTCTCCGGCACGCCGTTCAATCGCTGATGGTTTCATGTTGGTTTGGTAGGTGCGCCGTTCCCGTCCCCGGTTCTGGCGCACTGGAATTCACCCCTGGCTGGTGCCGCGGGCGAGAATGGGTTTGCCCTGCTGCTGGGCGAGCTTGAAGAGCACCTTGGCCTGTTCGTCGGGGGGGAGCTTGACGAAATCCTGTTCGACCGGGCTCAGCTGGCCTTGGCCATTATCGGCCGCCTTGTCGATCGGCTGCGTTCCCGGCGCCCAATAAGGGCGCATCGGCATGGCCGCGATTTCCTCGACGCGCTTAGTGAGTGCCTCGATCTGCGCCTTGAGGGCGTCCTTTTCAGCGACCACCTTGGCCATCTGATCCGCCGCCATGGCCTTTTCGGCGTCATCGCCGCAATTGTCCTTGTTGCACTTGGCGCCGAGCCCGCACGAGTGATCGTGGACAGCCTGGATGCGACTGGCGTCCTTAGCACTGTTGCGCGCGCCCTTCTTGGCGAGATCGAGAGCGGCAACGGCGCGCTCCATCGCGGCGTCGGGGTCGTTGTCCTCCTGGATCTCCGAGACGATGAAATCCTTGAGGCTCGCGATGGCGGCGCGCAACGCAGCGATCTGTTCCGGATGATCTTCGGCTTCTCCCATTTCCCCAACGAGCAGCGAGAAAATCGAATTCACCGCCTGGATCGCCTGTGCGGCGTCCCAAGCTTCTTCCCCGATGTATTTCGCAAGGTCGTCGCCTTCAAACGCACCGGCGAGCGCCTTTTGGAACTCACCGCGCGCAGCTTTTAGCGCCTCGGCGATCTTCTCACCCTCATTGGCGGCGGTAATGGCCTTGGCGTCCTGTTCGGTACCCTTGCCGAATTTTGCCTCCAATGCGGCGAGCGCGGCTTCGGCTGGGCCGGCGACCGCCTTCGCGGCGGCTTGAGCATCCAAATGCGCATTGTGCGCGATGGCGTCAGCCTTCTTGGCGAACGTGGAGCCGTCCTTGGCCTTCCAGACCTGTTCGACACCGTCGCTGTTGACAGGGGTCTCGGGCTTGGCTCCCAGGTCAGCCATGTCCCCCGATCCAGCCGTTTTGACCGCCTCCGCGACCGGCTCGGCGTTCGTATTGGGGCCTTTGTCAACCGGCGCCGCCGCTTTCATCAGCTCAGCGCGCGCGGCGTCCAGATGCTCAACCCATTTTGTTTCGTTCCCCGCCGCTTTCGCCAATTCCGTGGCCTTTTCAGCAATTTCGGCGTTTGTCGGTTCCTTGGCCGCGGCCGGCGCCGGCTCATGGAACTTGCGCAGTTCGGTCGAACCATCAGTTTTGACGAACGAGAACGTCGCGCCCGGGAGGCAAGGAAGATCCACCAGCGAGATTTCCGAGGGAATAGCGGTGTAGCGCGTCAATCCAGGGTTTTCCGGGTCCGTCCAACGCTTTTCGTACGCGCCGCCCTGGCTGAAGCCGGTGTAGACTCCCTCCTCGACCTTCTTCCATTCGGTGTCGTCGACTACCTTTGCGCAAATCTCGACCTGCTTGGCGCTGTCATTGAAGGCGATATCAGTCACCTTCCCGGCGGCGACCTTGCCGTGCATGGCGCGAAGATTGCCCAGGCTCTTGCCGTCCGAAGCCTTGGCGATATCGCCGCTCCATTTCTGGTAATGCGGCTTGGTGGACTCGTAATCGCAGACTTCGCCGGCCCGGTCGGGCTGTTCAGCGGTAGCGACGCCATAAACCAGACGCTTCGCCGCGTCGATTTTCGTGATCGGGACAAAGACGTTCAGGCCGGACATCGGCGGTTCTCCAATGCAACAAGGCCCGCAACATGCGAGCCCGTCAGGTTTCAGCTTTGTTCGAAGATTAAAGTTCTTTGATGCTCAGCGATCGGAGGATCTGCACATCCAGCATTTCACCGGAGCGATAGACGCGCCCGATCTCCATCCTGGCGATGCGAAAGGTTCCCCCTTTGCGGCAAACCGCCTTGGCTTCCTCATGGGTCCAGAAGGCGCCAACGAATTCCTCCGCCCCGTCGATCCCGACGGGGGCCTTCATCACCACGAAGACAGGGCGAAGGTTTGTCAATCGTCCTCAACAACCGGAATCAGCGCGCACCGACAGCGCGGGTGGCATAGAGGAGCAGCGTGCCCCGATGGGAAAACATCGTCAAGGTCGATGGCGCCGGCCTCCTCGTTTTTGCGGCATTCTTCCTCGACCTTTTCGTCCTGGGCTGTGGACCAGGCTTTTTTCACTTTCACCCCGCCCTCCCGCGCGCCCTTGAACCCGATCAGTGCCGCGTTGCTGTTCGCATTGCCAACCTCGACCTCGGCGATTAGGTCCGCACGCTCGGGTGAGAACGCCAGGCTCTCAATCTTTTCGACAATGGCATCGATGCCTGTGTTCTGCTCAAGGCCCTCGGCCACCGCGTTACGGATCATGTCTCGCGTTGAGCCCGTGATCGCCATTTCAGCGCGCGGATTGTCGATAATGTCCCCATTCGGCAGGATGCGTTTGCCGACAAGTTCCGCCGCCCGATCGCGCGCCCACGCCACGGCGCCGGCGTTCACCTGATCGACCAAACCGTCGGCGACGTCCGGCCCTATGCGCAAGATTGCCTGCTCAGCGGCATCGGCGGCGAAGTCAGCCAGCGCGTCCCCCACGGCACCAGCCGCATCATCGAACGCTGACAGGTCCACCTTGGCCGAAATTGACTTGGCCAAATCGGACGCCTGAGACTTTGGCAAGCCTTGGCCATCGTCGTCACCGTCCTCGGCCTTGGCCAACTTCCCGATTTTCTCGGACAGTTCATCCCGCACCGTCTTCGCGACCTTGGCCGACGCGGTCTTGAACACGTCGAGCATTACCGCCTTGATGGCGCGATGCGCGCGGCGCGCTTTCGGGCTCGGCGCCGCCTTGGTGAAAGTTCCGGCTGGGGCAAAAGCCATCTTCTCGCCAATGCCGTCAGCCCAGCCCTTCTTGATTTCCTGATAGACCTCAGGGCCGAAATGCAGCGGACCGGCGTAGGGCTCGACCTGATTCAGATCGATGTCGCCGGCGTCATAGGTCAGGGTGATATGGGGGCGGAACTCGGGGTAATCGCTTGATGCCCCCGCAGCGCGCAGTCGCGCATGGTCAGCCGCGAGTTGTGCGGAACTGAAGGTCAGCACAACGGCGTCTTCGCCGAACCGTTCGATTGAGCGCCCCTGCGCGTTCCCCGCGGTGACCTTGCTGGCTTCGCTGGGTTCCGGCCACTCCAGCGGGGTCTTGGAATAGACGATGGTAGCGTGCATGTCCTGGGCTTGAAGTGTGGTTTCGAACCCCTGCCCTTTCGCCCAAGCGATTAAATCATCAGCATTCTCCAAAGCACGATTGACGTAGAGCGTGCGGGTGTCAGCCTTGGCCAACTTTTTGGCCTCAAGCTTCGGCTCCGGCTTCGCCGGGTCCTCTGTGGTCCGCAGCGGCGCGCCGGTGGCGGTTTCGCTTTTGGCTGGCTCATCCCCCCCAGCGCTGCCTTCTTGCCCCTGTGGCGCCGCCTGCTGCGCCTGCACATGGGCTTGTGCTGCCTTTGCTTGCGTCTCCGCAAGGGCTTGAGCTTGTTCCCGCGCCTGTTGATATTGATCCAGAGGGACAGGCCCAGAACTCGTCATAACCATGAGTGTGTCCACGGCCGGGTCCTGCGGCAGTTCTTCACCCATAATCTGGGCGGCGCGGCGGCGGGTCATCATGCCGGCGTTGACATAAGATACGAGATTTTCTCGCTGGACGGTCGGGTCGGTCTTGTCCTCGCCGCCCCACGCGAATTCAACGTTCGGCTGGTTCAATTCATCCCGGATCACGCGGTCACAGAGACGTTTGATCCAATTCAGGACTGGCCAGAGCCCTTCTTCCTCCGCGCTTTCCTTCTGCGTTTCAGCAGTGGCGCGGTTCACCTGGTTAATCAGGGGTTGCGATGAAACTGAGAAGGCGTAGCAGACCACACGAGCAAGCCATTCGTCGAAGACGTTCTTGAGCTCAGGCTCGCGGGTTTGAATGAACGTTTTCGCCACGCCGCCGGGCACAAACTTGGCGCGCCGGCGTCTGGCGCTGTCCCCGGTGAAGTACATATCCCAGTAATCTTGAAACGTCTTGATCTGGTCGGGCGTCCATGTGTCCGGGACGCCTATCAGGGACTCGGGAATATTTCCCTCGGTGTAGTAGTTAAGCTGGTGCTGCTGCCGGCGCAGGGCAATCGACACCGTCATGATGATTTGCTCGACCGGCCCCAATCCGTAAACACGATTGGCGCGGCGGTTGCGCGGGGCATAAATCAGGTCACGCGCCGTATAGTCGACGGCGGGGAGGCCCTTCAAAATCTGCTGATAGGCGACCGGATAGATCACCCGACCAAATGACTGGACCGGGCGCGGCCGGCGGCCCCATGCGTCGATGACGGGCTTGATCGTCGCGCCATCAAGCGGGTGCAGGCCGATCAACTGGCCGCCGCGGGTGCGCTCGCACCAAATCGCTGGTGCGTCGATCACAAACAGGTCTTCCAGAAGCGCGCGCATCCAAGACGCGAAATCGTGTTCGCCGTCCGGGCCGTCTGGGGAATTGAAAAAATCAGTGATCCGGCCGATCTCGCCCTGGTCGACCTTGGCGCCGCTTTTGGCCTTGATCGTCCACTCCATGCGCTCGACCTGATCCTTGCGCGTTTCAATCACAAGGCGCAGCAAATCGTAGGCATCGGCCAACATGCGCAAATTGACGAAGGTGATTCCCTCGTAAGCGCGCGGCTGTGTCTGGATATTGTAGCCAGCCGGGAAATCGAACTGGCGCCCGGCCACACTGTTGGGAGCGAGCGGCGCAAGGGGCGTGAGCGGGTCAAACCACCCGGCTCCCGTTCCAACGCCAGCGGCCTGGTTTCCAGGCTGCTGGCCATAAGAGATGTTCACCGTGGCGGGCGACAGCGACCATTGGGGCAAACCTTCGCCACGCTCCGCCATCAGTTCGTCCTCAATTGCTCAGATTGCTTTTCTTCGCCAACGCGCTCGATGGCGCCTTTCACACTGCGGCGCCTGTAGCGGGGTTCCGCCAGGTGCGGCCGTCCCAAATCACGTTGTAGCCAAGCGTTTGGTCGTGAAACATTGTGTTCTTGGGCGGATTGATCGGGCGGTTCGCCGTGGTGTTGGCGCCGCCGGTGGCGACGTCGATCCAGCCATTCGCTTCGAGCGCGGTGACATCCGAGTCCTGAACCGTGATGGCGGTTCCCGATGCGGCTGTATAGGCGCGCCCACTGACTCTCGTGGTCGCGCCGCCGGGCGGCGGCATCATCTGATGCGTCATGGTTACTGTCCTCCGACGAGGGTGGCGCCAGCCGACGCGGGTTGAGCTTCGGGGCCCGGCGCGGCGACTTCGGTGGCGATCGCCGTAGGAGCAGGATCAGCAGTTGCCGGCGTGATGGCGTCGGTCGGCGCCGCAGCGGCGACGGGGCTTTCCTGCGTCTGCGCGGCGGCGACGCTCTCGACCGGGGCGGTGGTCGCGATGGTGGCTTCGACGGTGGGGTTGGCCGCTTTACTCGCAGCTGAATTGCTTATTGAAGCGGAAGCAGCCGCAACTGCAGCCTCGATCGCCGCAGTAGTGAAAACAGGCGCCACGAGTGCAGGTTTCTGCCAATAGGTGAACCCGGCGTTGAGCAGGTCCAGCAGATCCGCAGGATCAATGTCCACACGCCCGTTCTCGGCGATCTGATAGACTTTGCCTGACCGGCTGGCGTTGATTTGACCGGTCAGCCCGTCACGGGCTTTCAGCGAAATGCTCATCCATTTTCCTTTCTAAACCCTGACGCGACAAACCCATCCACGTCCTCTGGTTCAACCAGAACGCGCCCATTCGCGCCGACTTGGTACATTTTGCCGGTGATGCTGTAGGCGGTTGAAATTTGGGGGGGCGCAATCAGCGCAATCGCGATTTCGCTCTTGTTTGATTCTTTCGGTTTAGTTCGGCTGGCGGCCTCGCGGCGGTAGTGTTCAATAATGGCCGAAGCATCGGCGTCCTTGAGCATCAGTTCCTTGAACGCCCAGACCAGCGCGTCCACACGATCCGGCGAAAGCTTCATGGCTTTCCGATCGAAATCAGGAGTCATAATGCACATTTGGTCCTCAAGGGTCGCGAAGGACCCTTGATGGTGGACGCGCCCTTGCGCGTAAAGCATTGATACAGGCTCGGCCCGGGTGAACTTGCCTTGGCTGGCGCGTACCTCTCGCACCGGGATATTCGCGTCGATCGCGCGCATGATGGTGGCGATCATTTCACCGCCATTATTGACCTCAGCGACGATGCAAGAGGCTTCGTGTCGGTGATAGGCTGCAATAGCGCGCTTTGCCCATTCGTTGGGCGTCTCGCCCTGGCTTGAACAATCCTCAAGCACATAGCCGTGATCGTCTTCGCCAAGCCCGGCGACGATAATTCCGCACTCGTCGGCGCCCTCGCCGCTTGTCGCTGGGGGGTCGAGCCCGACCACAACCCGCTTAAACGCCGGAACTTTGACGACCCGGGCGGCGTCCAGAATAGCCCGGTTCCATAGCGCGCCAGGGACGTCCATCAACAGGTGAGCTTCAAGCTCCTGTCGACCGAGGCGGGTTCCTTCGTATTTCTTGATGACCTTATTCAGGAAGGTCTCGGCCAAATTGCCGATATTGTCGTAAGTACGGCCGCGCGTGAGATGGGTCAAAGGATCTTCGACCAAGTCGCGCATGATCTGTGTCGGGCGCGGCGTCGTCGTGATTATCGCCTGGGGCTTCGATCCGAGGCGCAGACCAAATTGCGCTTGATCCCATGCCGCCGAATAACGCCACGATGCAAGCTCATCGGCCCATAGCTTTGAATGCTGTTTGCCTCGAAGGCGCTCCGGTTCCTCGGCCGAGAAATACATCGACTTGGCCCCGTTGGGCCATTCGAGCCGGCGCTTGTTCGAATTGAACCGCGGGCGCTCTCCGTTGGGACAAATCGCGAGAATGCCAGACTCGCCCTCAATCATGACCGAAATCACGTCGTCGGTCGTCGCGCCGATCAGGTTCACATAATCGAACCCCGCATTGACCCATGCCCGAACCGTCTCAGCCCCTGTGCGAGTTTTACCCCAGCCACGTCCGGCAAGCGGAAGCCAGTAAACCCAATCGCCCCGGGGATCGTCATCCGCCCGCGGCGGAGGAAGCAGTTGATCAGGACGCGCCCAGAACAGCCAGTCATATTCGAGTTTTTCAATTTCCTGGTCCGTCAGGCTTGCCAGGATCGCCGCCCTCTCGTCTTCTGGAAGCGATGCGAGCGAGGCGGCTAGCGATGCGGTCACGCGCGCTGATTTCCTCGGTCTGGATCGGACCACCCCCGGGGCCAGAGTGCTCGATCTGCTGCTTGTCGCCGTACTTCTTCGGGGCGAGCTTCGCCGTGCGCCACTGCATGGACGAGAGCACCACCCTGGCGACTTGTGGATCAATCGCGCCTGAAAGCGTGTCGTCCTCGATCTCGCTCATGCGGTCGAAGTCGTCGTCGGCCCGCTGCTCCCTCGCGCGCGCACACTTGGCCGCGAAATCAGCATTCGCCAACTGCCATCTAATGACCGTCTGCCGGTTTGGCATGTGGTCATCGCGGCAAATCTTCCGCATGCTTTCGCCGCTCAAGAGGCGTGAGACGATTTCATCGGCCTTTTCAGCGGTGAATTCAGATGGGCGCGGCATGGGTCACTTATCAGGCCTTATGCTTGTTGGTGGGCGCGCTGGCGAGCGCGTTCTTAATGATTTCGCCGCCGATGGTCTTTTCGAGGGTTCGCCACCAGGCTTCTTCCTCGGCGTGCATCGCTTCGGCGCACGCTTGGGCGATAACTGTGGCGGGGACGGCCGGGTGCAGCCTCTGAAGGTCTTTCCAACAATCCAAGCCCGCCTCATCGAGGCGAACGGCATCATCGATCAGGGTGGCCATGACTTCCTTACGAATGTCGGTCATGCCTTTCCAGCCTTGCGCTTTTGGTCAAAGCTGAACACGTTCTGCGCCGAATTTTGCTGGCGTGCGAACGGACGCTTGGCGAGATGCGCGGCGATCATGGCATAACCTTCCGCGACCAACCACGCCGCGATGGCGTCAACATGGAACATGGGGCGCGGCTTCCTGCCGTCGTCTCGCTGTTCTTCGCGGGGCTGCGGAAAATTACGCTCTGCCGTGAACCTGATCAGCGCGGCCTTCATCGAATGGACGAGACGCCCGCGCCCTTCGACGGGGATGCGTTGCTCGTCGGCGACAGTGATGGCGAGCTTGTAGTCGCGCGAACTGGAAAAGCCGGCGGGGCGGCGCGCGGCGAGAAGGTTTTGCTCGCGCAAATCCTCAACGCCGCGCCGCAACTCAGCGCAATATTCTGCGGCCTCGTCGCGCGCCTTCTTCAGATCGCGGACAAGGCTCTTGACCATACCGAACTCGCGCTCGGCATCGTCGGCCGGGAGGCCATATCCTCCGGTCTTGCGAATTGTCGGAAGGACGTCGCCGGCGACCCAATTTGTGAAGCGGTCAGCTTGGGGCTTGTTCGACCGAAAGGCCAGTTTGTAGACCGCTGCCTCGTTGATCGTGACCAATTCCTGGTCGCCGCCGGGGGTGGTAAGTTTTACCACCCCTTTCCAAGCGTCTGGAATCGTATCGAGAGAATGACCATCCCACGTCTTGCCAAGTGCAGAAACGGCATCCTTGGCCACGAACCACGGCTCGCCATTCTGGTCGGCGACGCGGACAGGCACATTCTCAAACGCGAACGGGACAAGTTTCATCGGTTCTTCTCCAGCCGGGGCCTGCCAAGGCCCGGAGTGCGCACGGGTGGTCACAGCAAAGCGACCGCCCCGGCCGGAGAAGCTGGGAAACGGTCGCACTCATCAGCCCCTCTTGGCAGAAGGGTGAATTTGGAAGGGCTCAGGCGGTCTTCTTCGCCTTGGGCGCTAAAGCGCGCTTCTTGGGGCGGCCGCCTATCCGAGGTTTTTCGGCGTTTTTCTTTTTCTGAACAGTGTGTTCAGATGGGTTTTTGGCGGAAGACGCTCGGGTCTCACCCCCGGTTTTCTCGATACCGGGCGCGGTCTTTTGTGTCTCACCGGCGCCAGACAAGGGCGCTTGTGCCTCACGGATCGGCGGTTCACGCCTCACAACGGGCGCAGGCGGTTCGGCATGGCGCGCTGGCTTCTCGTAAAGCCCACACTTCTCGGGCTGCGTTCGCCAATGCCGCAGGCTGCATAGCTTGCATTTCGGCGCGACGACGCCCTTCAGGACTTCGTCAGCCATCAGAACGGTGCCGAAGCGCAGAGGTTTTCGGACGTCGGGAACGTCTTGGCGTTCGCCCTCGCCTGGCGCTCGCGCTCGGCCGCGCGCTCTATCTCCCCGCGATCTGCGCCGACCATGCGGCGCATTTCTTGCGCGGCGTCGATCAGCCTTTCGGCTGGGCGAAGGGCGGAAACGTCGTCGGTCATGATTTTGGGTCCAACATGTGCGCTCGGCGGACGATTGCTCGCGGCGCTTTTGATGGGGTTGTGGGCGCGAATACGCCGCGCATGTCGGGAAATGGCGAGGACCGATAAAATTGCATTATCGGATGCAAATCCACGATGAAGATTCGAGCGGCCCCCGAGGAATCGAACCCGGCAAACCCAGCTAAGTCCAGCAGCGTCCCGCTGGCGTGCGCCGCTCGAAACTGAATTAGACGGAAGCGCCCTTTGCGATGAAATCCGCGATCTTCTTTGCCAGGGCCAAAACCTCATCGGGAGGGAGATCGCGCCCAATCTGGACAGCCAAGCTCAAAGCGTTAAGCCGGATAGTAGCATCGTCCATTTGCCTAGCCTCTCATGTCGAGGATTAACGCGTGGTAATCGAGCGGCAGACAACGCGGCGGGCCCTGCCGGGCTGTCCTATCTGGTTTGCAACGTTGCCCGCACCCAGCCGAAGCTTGCGGGGCGTACCAGCCACTTACTGAAGGCTTTCGCCGTGTGGCGCGGGTTGTCTCTACGCACCGCGCTTCCGCTCGAAACTGCTTCAGGCCGCCCCGCTCCCTAAAAAATTCAAAAGTCTTTGGGACTGAGGAATTTGCGAGGCGGCCTGAAAGATGTTCATGCGGGTCGGGCTTGAAACCGGCTTGGAGGTTCACCCTCGACAGCTTGCCCTTGTCGCTTTCGCCGGCGGGTCGATTAGGCCGCCTTCACTCCGACAAGCCGTTGCGCGTCCTTCCGCGCTGCCGCATGAAACTCGTGCCCATTCGGGCGAAACTCGCGGCCCTCGGGACTTTCACCCGATCCGCCCCCCAACATAAAGCTGGAGGTCGGCGCTTCTATGCTCGGCCGGCTGGTCGCTGTTCCCTTGGCCGTTGGCCCGATATCCTTTGACATCGGCGGCTTCCGGAGGGCATTGGGTCAAACCCAAATCCGCGCGACGCTCCCCTCTTGGATCCTGTGGCCCATGTCGAGCGAAACTGCCGCCGCCAGCCCCGCGACCTCCCAATATCTCGACCCGGGTGGGTCGGTGTTGGACGATAAGGGCGGCCCGATGAAGCTGGCGGCGTCTAAAGCGAACCGCTTGAATCGATTCGCAATTCTTGATGTGCCTATTCGAATCATTCCAGATAGCTATGTCAATATCGTTTTCTATTCCAATGTGGAATATTGGCCGATTTTTCAACCTATCTTATTGATATTAAAAGCATTAATTTTTTATCCCGTTGATTTGCCCCGATGCGCTGATTTCGGCCATCGCAGCAGCGCAAATCGTCGCCCAGAGGTCCGACGGCGCCGATGATCGAGGCCGGATCGTTCGGCATGGGTCCAAGCGCCCAAGCCAAACCTGCACCCGTCGAACGCGGCGCCGAGAGCCATGCCCGCACTTGATCCAGCGATCGTGGGATTTCATCAGCCGGCGGCTCATGCCCTCCCGCCCTCCCGCGCCACGGCGCGCCACACAACGCGACCGGCCTCGCGCGTGAACGCGATTTTGCCGAAGCACCAGAGCTTCAAGATCGTGATGATGATTGCAAAGCGCTCGCTTTTGCCGCGCGCCAACGAGCACAGAGCGCCGCATGTGAATGGCTCGCCGCCGGTCATCCGGGCGATGAGTTCTTGTTGCTTGTCGATCACTTTACGCCCTTTCGTTTTTCATCCTCAGCCGCCCAGCGCGCGAACTGCCGGTCCAGCCATTGTTCGTAGGTTTCCTTTTCGAGCCGGCCCATCTCCTTGGTTTCTAGGAAGACACGGCATCCCTCGACATGATGGCCACGAATCCCGTTGCAGGCTGGGCAAGCGACTGGTTTTGGGGTGTTTGTCATGCGCTGGCCTCATCCTCGACGAGGGGCGACCATTGCGCGGCCATGGCGGCGGCAATGCCGGGGAAGAACCGGCTCCGGTCCTTCCAACGATCCGGGCTCGGCGGCGCGCGATGAACGGCTGACCAGCGCTTGTGTTCTGGCGTCCCCTGCCCCGGCGGCGTCAGGCAATGCGTTGGCTGCAACGGCGCAAGTCCCCGCAGATAGAGGCCCGTCGCCTTGAAAAATGGCTCACCGAACCACCACGGTTGCACGATCTGCGGGCGCTGGTAGTTGCGGATGCGCTCGCGGCCATGCCGGTGCATGACGGGGTTTTCGACGCAGACACGCTCGATCGGCGCGTTCCAGCAATCCGAGAACAGAGCGGCGCCCTCATCCAACTCGGCCCACATTTCTTCTCGCGTGCGCCCGGGCGGCGGGACGGAGAGCCAGCGGACACCGCTGTTGCACAGACGGGTGCAAGGCGGGTGCATGACCGCGAGCAAATCCCAGCTATCATTGAGATAATCGCGGACGTCGCCCACGATGTGGCGGTTTGAGCCGTCCTCGGCCGGAAGGAGATCGACCGACCAGACATCATGCCCGCGGGCCGAGAACGCGCGGCGCACGATCCCGCTCGTCTCGCAACCAACAAGGATTCGCATCGGCGCCGCGGCGTGGCGGACTGCAAAGAGATCGGGGGTCATTGGCGCATCCCCTCGACATCCATGAACGCAGCGATCACTTCCGCCGCGAGGGGCACCACGATGCCATTGCCTCCAATGCGGAGGAGACCCACGCGTCCGGCCATCCCATCAACCAGAAGACGAAGACCGGGTTTAACGCGCCGCGCTTTGCCGTCGGCGCCGACGCGCCATTCGTGGCCGCTCCAGAATGTGCCGTTTGAAATGCCTGGGCCGGCAGAGGCGTGCCGCCCGCTCCAAATGCCATGTTCGGGCCCCCCTTCTCGCCGTCCGTCGCGCGAGGCGCGCTCCATGGCCGCGCCTCTCCAGCCGCCAGGCCGTTCAGCAACAGTTCCCCGTTGCGCGCCCCGCTCCTGGATTTCCGGCCACCCTCGATGTCCGCAACCGCCGGCGTCGGCCATGCCGCTTCCATCGCCAGGGCGTGCGTTCTGATCGCCACCAAGCCACACGAATTCCCGGCCTCGTTGTTGCCGTTCTTCGCCGGCGCCAAACTCGTAGGCGTTGGCCAGGCCAACGCCTTGCTCTCCGGCTGCGATCCAGTAGAGCCGCTGTCGGATGTGCGGCGCGTCGACGGCGCAAGCCGGGATATCGACGCCCCGGCTGGCGTAACCTTCTGTCTCCAGATCAGATCGAATTCCGTCGAGCCAACCATAGCCAGCCTTTCCGCTAACCTGCTCTCCCATGACGACAGGGGGCCTACCGGCGCGGATGAGGCGAAAGAAGTCAGGCCACAAATGCCTTGGGTCGTCTTCGCCGGCGCCTTTGCCTGCGACGCTGAACGGCTGGCACGGACACGAGCCGGTCCAGATGGGTTTGTCGTCAGGCCATCCAGCAAGTCGAGCTGCAACGGACCAGAGACCGCCGCCGGCGAAGAAATGCGCTTGGGTGAAGCCGCGAAGGTCATCGGGTTGCACTTCCTTGATTGAACGGGAATCGACTTCGCCCGGCGCGATCACGCCGTCGCGGATCAGTTGGCGCAGCACATGGGCCGCAGCGGGCTCAAATTCGTTGTAATAGGCGCGAGCGGTCATGCCTCAACCCCTTCCGCTTCCGCGTTTTCCTCGTCTTCCTGGATCAGCCCGTATCGGTCCTTCGCCAGAGCCAGAAGCCCGCGCTGAAGCGCCCACATGCAGACCGCCGCCGCGGCGTTCACATTGCGATAGCCGGTGATCTTTCGGCCGACGACCCTCGGCGCTTGCTGATCGATGACGACACCGACGACGAACGGCCGATAACCAGCGGGGATTACGGCGAGGGCCGCTCGATAGTGGATCGACGCGTCAATCGCGGATTCCATCGCCAGCAGGCCGGGGCCGCCATCGACAAGCTCGCGCGTGGTGTCGATCGCCTGTACCGTCTCACGCCCGGCCCGCGCCCATTCGTCTCGCAGGCGGCGCGCTGCTTTGCCGAGGATGGCGTTGAGCCCCTTGTCCTCTGGCGCCAACTGGCCGCGCGCGCACAGGCGGGTGATCGGCCCGTCGTCGCTAAGTCGGACCCGCGCCAGCGTCACTTCGACCGTCTCGACCATGCCGTCGTTGAAGCTGCCGGCGACCTCCGCGCTTTCCTCGAATTTCTCAATCCTGGCGGCGCCCGCGGCCTTGAGCAGGCGTTCCGGCGTCGGCCCCAACGACTGGCGATCACCGGCTTTGTCGCGGAACGCCTTCAGCGCGCGCTCGGCTTTCGCGATTTGGCGCTTCGATTTCCTGCGCTCGTCCTGGAATTCTTCGGCGACGTCCAGCGCGGTCTTATCGACGCGAGGATATTTCCGTGGCTGGCGATCCGTCAGCCGCACCGGCGCCAGAGATACTGGCTTCAATTTCCGCGGTGGCATCGATCCTCCCTCACGCAGATTGGACGAGTTTGAGTTCTGGGCGGTAGGCAACCGGCGTCGGCGGGAGCCCGTGACGCGCCAGAACGTCGGCGGGGACCAAGCAGCCGGCCTCCCCAGGCTCGGGGGAACCGGCATAGGTCCAAATTTTCGTGCGGAGATAGGCGCGGCAGATCAGGTCCCAATCAACTGCGGCAGGATTGATCGGGACAACCGGCGCCAGTGACGGATATTCATCGGCCCACCGCTCGCCGTTGAGCCATGTGGCCGGGTGGGGCCAATATTCCCGCTCGGGGTGCGCCCGATGGAACGGCGCGATCCCCGCCATGATGGTCGCGTGGGGTGTCTTCGCGACCGCCTTCACGTAGGCTTTTACGGCGTTCTTGCGGCCGACCTTATGGCCATAGGCGGACCAGAATTCGGCAAAACCGTCAGGCTCGGCGATTTCCGCTTTCGGCGTCCTCGGCTTTCGCGCAGGCTTGGCGACAGCCGACAAGGCGCCCGACGCCGGATCCTGTGATTTGGCCCTCTGATCCGCCATGCGCCGTTCGCGCACCATGCGCCGCGAGAAGATCGTCCCTCTCGCCGTGCGGGAGAAAATGCCGTTGCGCTCCAATTCGGCAATGAGCGTCCCCGCCAGCGTCTTGTCGATCCCGGCAATGGACGCGATCTCGGAGACGCACAATCCCTTCGTCCCAATCGCCACATAGCCGGCCGGCTCGCATTCGGACGCGATGCAAAGCATCTCCATCCAAAGGCCCCTGGCGCCGATGGAGCACATCTTCAATTGGCGGTCGTTGCTCCAGTCCGACCAGATGAATCGTATCTCTGCCGTTCCCGCCATAACCGCCTCCGTCAAAGCATCTCGTATGTTTCGACGTCGCCGCCGAAGCATGGGACATTGTTTCCGTTGACATAAAACCGCTTGTCCTCGAACAGCGCAGAACATTCGACCACGCAGGCCGTCTTCAGGAGCACTGTCGCTCCCCTCCTGTTCTTCGCGAGGATCAATTCAGCCGTGTGTTTGACGGCGTCATATTTCGCCAGAGCTTCCGGGTCTGAGTTCTGAAACTTGGTGTCTTGCTCAATCAGCGCCGCCTCGCGGTGCATCAGCAAGACGACGTCGCCGGCTGCTTCGATTGCCGCAGAACCTTTCAGGTCGGCCTTTGTCGGGCGCTTGTTGTCCCGCTTGTCCACGTCGCGGTTGATCTGCGCCAGGAGGACAATGCAAAGCCCTTCCTCTTTCGCGAGCCCCTTGAGCGCATAGACGATCTTGTTCAACTGGTCGTGCGTGTCGCGGACGCCAGTCGGGGGTGCGATGAGTTCGAGAAAGTCGATAAAGACGACCTTCAGCCCGAGCCGCTGGCGCCGAAGCCGACGTTTTTCCGCGCGGATCATCAGCCGGATTTGGGCGATCGTCGGAGTGTTCGCCGACACGTAGGAAATCGGGAGCGCGGCAAGCCGCTGCTGCGCGTTCCGCAGCTTGAATATCAACGATTGGTCGCTGGGGTTGAACCGCCCAGACTCGATCTCGCCGTAAGGAATTATCTTCCCAGCAAAAAATGTCATGGAACTGAGGAGACGCGCCTTGATCTGCGCTGTCTGGACCTCGCATGAAATGAGGAACGCCGCATTTCCAGCTTCCGCCGTCGCCTTGCTCATGCAGCAGGCCAGCGCGGTCTTGCCGACAGCGGACCTGGCGCCAATGACCCATAGATCGCCCGCTTTGAAGCCGCCCACTGTCAGCCGGTCCAGCGACTTGAACCCCGTCTCAACCAAGGTGGCGTCGCTATCCCCGCGCGCTCTTGCCTCCGCAAGCTCGAAGAATGACTCCGTTCCCTCCGCGCCGGTCTCGATCACCGCGCCGCCGGTTTCGCCCTCAATAATTTTCTGAAGTTCGCCGGCCGCGTCCGACACGATTTCGCCGATGTTGGAATCGTACCGAATGTTCAGAAGGCAATCGCGGGCGTCTGCGATCGTTTCAAGCGCGTCACGGCAAATCGAATAATCCCGGATCGTTCGCGCGTAATCCCTCGCATTAATGACCGTAGTGGCCTCGGACGTGAGACGCGCCAGATATTGGGCGGGCGTCAGCGTTGGCCCTAAATCGAAATCGGCTACGGCGCTTTTGACTGTGATCGGGGTAGCTACGCGCCCGGCTGCGATCAGGTCAGAGCAGGCCTTGAAAATGAGCTTGTGAATCTCTTCCGAAAAATCGTGGGCGGTGATGATCGCCTCGACTTCCCGAAATGCTTCGTTGTTGACGAAGATGGCGCCGAGAAGGGCTTGCTCCGCTTCGATATTGGCCGGCGCTGGCGCGGATTGGTCATAGGTCCGGTCGAGCACGTTCATGCGGCGGCTCCGTCGAACTTGGTCGCTTCAAAGCCCCAATTTTCCCAGCCTGGACGCGTCTCTCGGCTGAAAATATCGCAGCGGTTCAAAGCTGTCGGATAGAGCGCCTCGGCCATCGCATATGCCGCGTCGGGCTTACGGGAATGCTCGCGAACCTCGCCTTCGATGACTGTGCGAATGCTCTTGGAAGTCAGCGGAGATCCGAGAGTCGAAACTATGAACGGTTCACTGGCGCAGCGCAGGCGTTGGCCGGTGCCGAACGCCAGCTTGCCGTTCTTCGTGCGCTTAACCCACACCCCGGTCGTGCTGAAATTTAGCCCCCACTTGCGCGTGACCTCAATCTGCTGGTCGATCATGGCGTGGGTCGCCCATGTGATGATCACAGCGTCGCCGCGGAACAAGCCGGCGACCGGCAGTGCGGCGATTTCCGCCATGGTCATCGTTTGATATTGGCCGCCCGCAGCTTTCTGCGTGACGCCCTTTTCAGAACGAAGCTCGTGCCGCCAAGGGGGATCAATTATGCCCAAGCCGTAGGAGAGCGGGCGAAGATCGCCAAAAGGCCAGATCATTCCGCAGCCTCGAAAAGACCGCCCTGCTTCTTCCCTTTTTTGCTTTCGACGAGATGCGCGATGTTGCGCTTAGCCTGGGAAAAATATGACGGCTTGAGTTCGAACCCAATGCCTTTGCGGCCCATGTTGACCGCGGCCCAAATTTCGGAACCGATCCCGAGGAATGGGGTTAAGACCACATCACCGGGGTTGCTCCACAAATCAATGCAGCGCTCGATCACGTCGAGTTGCAGCGGCGAAATGTGCTGTTCGTCGTTCTCGTCGCGCTCATCTTGCGCGGCCGGGTTGAACCGCTTGTTTTGCAGAGTGCGGGTTTGGTCAATGTCCATCCACACCGGCGACGCGTAGCGCTGCCAGACGAGCACGGACACCCACATGTCGAAGGGCCAAGGTTTCTTGCCTTCGGCGCGCGTCTTGGCCGCATGGCGCTCATACGCCTCACGCGAGACGTCGAGGCCGGTGCCGACAAATTCCTCAAACATGCCGGAGACAGGCTCAGGGTTTTCCCCAGGCTTGCGGAAAGTCACGACGTAGTCGGCTAGCCCCTGCCCGCTGATCGCGCTGTCCTTCGTGATTTGCTTGTGCAGAAGCCGGATGGACTTGGTGCGCTGCTGGGCGATCACCGGGTCTTTCCAAATGCAAATCTCGCTATGAAAGACCCAACCCGCGTCTTCATAGGCGCGGACGATTTCTCCACGGAAATCGCGCATGCCGATATTGCCATGCCGGATCTTGGACATGGGCAATTGCATGCAGTGAACTGCGTGGATCCGCCCGGGCTTGGTGACGCGCAAAAGTTCTTGGATCAGGAACGCATAATGCTCCCAGAACGCCGCCCCCTCGTTGTTCGAGATGTCGCGATCGTAATTGGAAAACTTGTAGAGCCCCTCAAATGGCGGAGAATGAATCCCAAAATGGACGCTCTCGCCCGGCATGGCGCGAATAAGTTCGCAGCAATCGCCCTGGTAGATCGCATATTCTGGCGCCACGACCTGATCAACAGCTTTGATAAGCATCACGCGACCTCAAGGAATGATGGAAGGACAAGGGGTTGTTGCGGGTCATAGTTCGGCTTGTCGCGAACCATGCCTCGGATATTCGCGGCGCTCAGATCGGCCATATGCGCCACCAGGGCCGCCGCCATGCGCTCGGCGTCATGCTCTTTGCGGCGGAGATTGGCGACGACGGCGCCTTCTGTCTCTGCGGCTATGAAATGAACGTTGACGGGCTTGGTCTGGCCAAACCGCCAAAAGCGGCGCACCGCCTGATAGACCTGCTCAAAGCTGTCGTTCAGACCGACGAACCCGGTGTCCGCGCAATGCTGCCAGTTCATGCCAAAACCGCAGATCGACGGCTTTGTGATCAGAACGCGAATGCGGCCTTCCGAGAAATCAATGAGCTTGCGCTCCTTGTCTTCCTCTCGATCCGATCCACGCACTTCGACCGCGCCGGGGATCGCCTTAGCAAGCTGTTCGCTTTCGGAATTGAGATTGCACCACCAAACAAATGGTCGATCGGTCGGCGTGATGCTCGCGGCCATCTCGACGCGCTCTTTGACCGTGTCGCGCCGCGCCGCCAGGCGCTCGGACATTGACCGGGCTTCCATCGGAAACAGCAACCCGGTTTCCATGCTGGGCGCGTACTCGACGCCGACGGCATGCTGGTGCTGGTTCAGCGGGGGAAGGTCATATCCGGCGTCGTCATAGCCAAGATCGGACGGCTTGCGGATCATCACCGCCCAAGAGGCCATCCACTTCCAGAAATCGTTCTCGGCATGGCCCTTGAGGCGCCATTTCTGCGTCTCACCGCCGTCGTGGACAAAGAACGTGGAAAGCATGTCGGTATAGGACATGACCCCCAAGAACTCGGCATGGTTGCCAAGCTCCATGAAATCGTTCGGCGCCGGCGTCGCGGTCGCGGCAAGCCGAAACGGGATCTGCGAGCATTCCTCAATCAGCCGGGTCCGATAGTGACCGTCGGTCGATTTCAGGATGCTGGATTCGTCAAGGGCGCATCCGCCGAACTCACGAAGGTCGAAATGCTCGATCTTCTGATAGTTGGTGACGAGGACGCCGTTCCGAACATCTTCCTGCACGCGCGCGAGAAACGCGGACAGGCCGAACTTTTCGGACTCGCGAATATGCTGCTGCGAAACGGCAAGCGGCGCAAAGGTGAGGACGGGCTTCTGCGTGTGTTCGGCAACTCGCGACGCCCACAGCAACTCCATAAGCGTCTTCCCGAGCCCGGTGCCGGCGAAGATCGCCGCGCGGCCTCTACGGAGAGCCCAGGACGTAATGTCGCGCTGGTGGGGCTTGAGGAAATCAGGAAGCGCCTGAACATGGTCCATCCCTGTCGCGGGGTCGATCATGCGCTTGCGGTCGAGAAAGGCGTGATAGGCGTCATTCATCGCGCACCCACCTTCGCCTTCGCGGCGGCGAGGTCTTGCTGGGTCTTCGTCGGCGCGAGGCCACAGATGATCTTGACCGCTTCGACGCTGGCGCCGGTGAACCGGGAGATCGCGGCCATGTCGTTGCCGGCGGCGCGGAATCCCCTGATGGATTTGACCACGGCGGCGGAAAGAAGATCGGCCTCCTCCTGAGGGGATAGACGCGCTGGCTCGGGCGCTGGAGCCGGCCCCAAAATCTTGGCTCGAAGCTCGTTAATCGCCGACCAGATTTTGGCGATCTCGCCGGCGGCGCCGTGCAGCATCGGCGGGAGGCTTTCGACAGGCTGCTGCTTTTGGAGCGCCGCGTTCTGGTCCCTCAGGCTGAGGATGGCGGCGTCTTGCTCGGAAATCTTGCGGGCCAGCGCCAACCGCGCTTCCTGGTGCTCGCAAATCTGCCGTTTGAGCGCGGCGATCTCCTTGGCGGCGGCCGCAGCCTCCCGGCGCAACTGCTCCCGCAAGCTTTCGCACTCGTCAGCAGCGGCGCGCTCTGCATCCCCGCACCGCTCGATCTCCTGCCCCGCCGCGACAAGCGCATCAGCCGCCTTGTCGCGTTCCTTGGTCAGTTCGGCAATCTGCCGGCGCAGTTCGTCGACGACGCGCGTATCTGCGGCCGCTGCCTCGTTCGCCTTCTTCAGGCGCATGTTCTCGGCGGTCAGCCCACCGATCTTGTTGCCGGCGTCGCGCGTGGCCTTCGCTGCGGCTTCCAGCTCCTTCCGCATCGCGGCGACTTCGGCTGCGGCCTCACGCTTCACCCGCGCGATCACAGCGTCAGCTTCGATGGCCTTCCGACGCAGTTCGAGGACGTTGCCGGACTGATCTGGGCCGGACGACTTCTTGGCACCCGCCAGTTCAGCGCGCACGGCGCGCAACTCTTGCTCTTTCGCGGCGTAATTCTGCTGTAGGGTCTTGAGCATCGCCTGCAGCGCCGCCCTGCCATCCTCGGCTTCGCCTGCAGTTTTGTGCTGCTCCTGCAGCTCCTGCAGTTTTGTGCTGCTCCTGCACGGCGCATCGAGATCGCGCACGGCGGCGTCGAGGGCCGCGTCTCCAGTCGGCTTGATGCGCGCCGAATACGCAGCCAAGAACAGGTCGGTGATGAACCGCGTGCGAGTCTGCCCGCGCTCTTTGGCGAGATTGTCGAGCTTCACGGCGACGACGCCATTGACCTCAATCGTCAACGGCGTTGTGCCAGGTGGAGTGATAGTGCCGTAAACCATGGGGGTGGCGCGCTCCGGGGTCAGGGGTTGAGGGTGTCGAGTTCGGCGCGGTGCTGAGCGCAGGCCCAGCGGTACTCATCGCGCTTGATCCGCCGGCCGAACCAGGCGCGGCGCGATTTGCAGACGATGCAGATTTGATCGCCGGGATTGCCCGCCGGCGGCTGCGGCGCGGTGCCGAACAGGCCGAGCGATGGCGCGGGTTGCGGGCGCTTCATCGCTCAGGCCTCGGCAAAAAGCTGGAAGCGCTGGACCTTGCAGAAGGTCGAGACCCCATGGTCAAAGACTGCGATCGCGTCGGAAATATCGAACTGCTCGGTCTCGCCGCGCGCGATGTAGCCGAGTTGGACGGCGCGCCTCCAAACGAGGCGCTTCGTGTCCTCGCGCATCTGCGCTTTCTGGCGCGCGGTGCGCGGCGGATCGCCACGCTTGCGGGGAGGATGCGCCGTCGCCTTGCCGATAAAATGAACCCTGATGGTCGCAGCCGACGTGCGGCGCACCGGGATTCCGTAGGCCCCCGCAACCGCGTCCAATGCGCCGTGCAGCCGCAGCGCCATTTCGCCAGAATCCGCCGACAGCTGGGCGGCGAGGCTCATGAAATCTTCGGCAAAAATAATGTCTGGCAAGTCCAGCACGAACATATCGCGCAGGAGGCACCCAAGATTGCGCGCGGCGTCTTCGGAGGTTTGCCCCCGCTTCCGAAGGCGCCATGTCCCAACGCGCGGCGTTTCGCCGGCGACGCCGACGCAATAGCCCGTGAGGCCAGCAAGATCGAGAGCGAGGGCTTTGGTCAATTGAGCGCCTTCCCTTCGGCGCCGGGGAACCCGACGACCTTGGGCGACCGTTTCTTGGACGCGGCGGCTTCTTCGGGCGGAAGTTCCGAGATGCCCTTTTCCAGCGCCTTCACGTTCTTGGCGACGTGAGCGGCGTCAGCAGCGGCCTGAGCGTCTTCCTCGTCGTCGGCTTCCTGCCTGGCGAGCTTGTCGAGGTCGCCGACGTGGCCATCGTCCCAGATCGTCTCCTGCGCGATCTCGATGTAGGCCAAGAGATGATCGATGGTGGCATTGCGCTTGAGTTCGTCCATGCGGTGCAGCGCCGCCAGGATGCGAAAGGCGTGGGCATTCAGGTCGCCTTCTTCCACCTGCGCTTTGACGCGGGCGCCGAGTTCGCCGGTCGCCGCCGACGTCTTCTTCTTCGTCTGCTCCGCCAGCAGGACGAGAGATTTCAGAACCTCCCGCGATGGCAGCTTCTCAACTTCGTTTTCGTCGCCAGACATTTGATTTCCTTCCTTTCGTGGAAAAGCGCGGCTGATTACGCGCTGGCCCGGTGCGCCGCGCGTTCAGCGAGCTTGCGCGCTAGCCGTTCGGGGCGTGTCGCCGCCCGATAGCTGGCGGCGGGCCGGCGCTTCTTGGCGCGAACGAGCGGCGCCGAATTGTGGATGTTCCGAGCACGGACGACCTCAATGGGCTCCATGTGCTTCGGCATCAGACGAGCGATGGTCATTTCCTCTGTCCTTCCTGATGCGCGGGACCGCCGCGCGCGGTGTTTCTCTCGACCTTGGCCACCCTCACGCGATCTTGTTGGGCCTTGGCGGTGAACCGGTTCGCCGAAGGCGGCGTTGATCGTTGTGGGAGGGCTGACGCTCCTCGCCGGAGCGCGGCAAAAAAGCCGGGGCGCCGCCGTCACGGAGGCCCGTCGATGCTGGCGTCGAACTCGTCGACCTTGTCCAAAATCCATTCGGCGCACGCATCGAAGACGCTGCCAATCTTGTTGAAAATCCTGGCAGTCCAGATCATCGCCTTGCGCGAGACCTTGCGTGGGATAGACATTCGGGTTCGTCCAAAACGAGTGTGAGATAGAGCGCGCGGTGCTGAAAAACCGGGTCAAACCCGAGCTTCGCGCGCCTTCAATTCCGCAAAGCGAGCGTCCAGATCAGACCGGCGCTTTTCAATTTCCGCCCTCATGGCGGCGACGACGATTTCTTCGTTGTCAGGCATGACGGCAGCGACGAAAGGCAGGCCGTATGCGCGGATCAGCGCCATCGTGTGCCGCCACGTCGGCGCGCTGGTCCCGTCCTTCCAATTCCTGAAAGTCTCAGGGCTGATTTTCGTATCGTGATGAAGGGCTTGAGCCGGCTTGTGCGGATAGAGCTTTTCGACAAAAGCAACCGCCGCGCTCACCGTGCAATGGGCAGAGTTGCCCTTGTTTTTTAGGCAAGTTTGCCCGCTTTTTTGACCAGACATTTGGCCTCCGATACGCGATTGTTCACGCATCGAAGGTCGAGAGACGGAAGCGGAAGACGAACCAGATGCCACACCCACCGCGCGGCCCACCATCGAAGACTGACGAGGATCGATCTTGGCGGATGAGGCCAAGTCAGTCGGAAAGGTGGAAGGCGCGCAGAGGGTCATCACAACACCACGCAAATTCGGACGAAATCGCGAGCCGTCGCCGGGCAACCAGCGGCGGCGCGATGCTGTCGGGAGGAAAAAAATTGGAAGCTGGTCGGATCACCGCCGAGAGTTGGCGCGCTCTGTGCCTGTTCGCGATCTCCGCAGACAGGAACAGCGAACTGCGCGCGGCAATCGACGACACAATGTTGGACCGCTTTTTTCTCGATTTTAACGTCGTCAGACGGCGCCGGAAAAACGCCCCGACGATCCCCGCCCAGCGAGAAAAAAGCCGGACGCCAAAGCGCCCGGCAGGCGGGGAGGATGCTGCCCAAGAGGGCAATCGTCCGGCCAAACGGCCGAACCCTGGTGGCGCCGATCGGCGCAAATGACGTGCGCTCGCGGCTCATGCTGCGTCTCCGCTATGCGTGCTATCTTCAGCGCATTTTGCGAAGAACACGCGCGGATCAAGCCCAGTCGCGTCGCAGATTGAAGCAATCGCATCACGGCCAGCCTTGCGCCGAAACGTCTCAATTTCTGAGAGATACGACTTACTCAAGCCGGTCTTGTCAGCGAGCGCCGAAAGGGTAAGGCCAGCGTCTCGGCGGAATTGGCGGACGGGGTGTGTCATGGCCGCAATGTTCGTATTTCACGAACACTCTGTCAATCAGAAAGTTCGCAATTTGCGTAACGCATTCACGAACGTCTTTTGCGACAATGGTGTATGGACAGGATCGGCTCAAAGCGCCCGCGATGGTTCGTCAAAGAATGGCGAGAATATCGTGGATGGACGCAGGAATTCTTGGCGGACCGCGCCGAGATGACCAAGAGCATGATTTCAGAAATTGAGTCCGGGAAAAAGCGTCTCCACGATGACTTGCTCGGCCCACTAGCTTTTGCGTTTGGCATAGAGGTTAGCGACTTGCTGACCAATCCGAATGCACCGTCTCGAAATGAACTGCTAAAAGCTGGCGAAGCCCCAAGAAAAATATTTGAGGCAGTGAGAGACGTTTCCCCTGAAAAACAAGCTGAAGTGTTGCGGTGGGTTACGGTTATTCTAAAAAACGGAACAGACGGTTAGCGTTATGCCCGAACCCGAAAGCATGATCCTGGAACTGCTGCGCGACATGCGGGCCGATATGGCGACCGTGCGCGAAACCATGGCGACCAAGAGCGATATCGCGGACGTGCGCTCGGAAGTCCAGTCACTCCGGGCCGACGTCGCCAGCGACCTGCTGACAATCGAGAAGCGCTTGTCCGAGCAAATCGTCGGGCTTCGCCGGGCCGTGATGGAATATCACTCGTCGGCCATCGGACACGGCGTGCTCATCAGCGAGTTCGAGGAACGCTTGCGCCGGGTTGAGGAGCGGTTGGGCTCGCCCGGCGGCGAGTCACACTGAGGGGGCCAATTCGGATGCGAGCCTCGAAAACCACGGCGGCGCGAACGCCAAGGGAGAGGGCCGCGCGCGCCCTTTGCCGCAAAGCTGGCAACCCTGAAAATGCCAGTTTTGAAGGCAGCCCGATGTGGATGAGCTACCTCGACGAGGTTGATGTGGTCTTGCAGGCCGCGCTTTCGCCAGAGGAATGGGAGTGCATCCGGGGCCTGGATGACGCGTCGGCTGGCGGCGAGTCGCACTGACCCGGCCCGAAATGAAGAAGCCCGGCGATGGGCCGGGCCGCGATCGGTGGGTGATGCTCTTAAGATCGGCTTGGAGTTGCGGCGGCAGGCACCGCGCTTGGTACGCCAACGAACCTCTGGATATTCCCTTGGAACGTGACTAACCCGGCGATGAGCGTGAGCAGCAAACCAAGCATGGCGACGCTTTGTGCGACCGTTGGCAAATGCGAAACGCGCTCAGTCAAAACGGCAGCCTGCGTCTTGACGGTCTCAAGAGACTCTGAATTTTTCAGGACAGCAGCTTTGACGTCTGCCACATCCTTTTTCAGATATTCCATGTGCACTTCAAGTGCGGCGACGCGTGTTTCCATGCCATCCAATGTGCCACCGCCTCCACCACCTTTCAACCCCGACGTGTCCGGGGCGCTTTCGCGCTTCTCTTTTTCCATAAGCAGGCTTACGATTTTTGAATTGTCGTAAATTGACTTATTGCTCATGAATAACAGCCTGTTGCATAATACCTGCATAGATAATATTTAATTTTTGCAGAGCTTCCGCTGAAGCTTCCATCGAACTTTCCAATTTTTTTAGCGCTTCGGCCCTTTCATTTTTTATATAGCTTGACGTTCCCAACGTATTTAGGACCTGTGATAGTATCAAGCTAGATATTGCGTTATATATACAATCAATGTTTTCGCGTGTTAACGCAACAGAAATAACACTTTCCTTTGGAATCTCGATCCATTTACCTACTAAAAGAGAATCTATTTCTGCTAAATCCTTATCCCAAACATCGGATGTCATCTTATTTGAACCCCTTTGCGCAGCGCCGACATAATTCGCCACCAAGCTAAAGAGAACCGAGGAGCGCAGCCCCACCCCGGAAATAAAAACCGGGCTCCCCTTCGCCGAGCGACAGCTAGCGATGCTCCTTGGCCGACGTCACGCCGGCCTTTGAGAGCAACGTTGCTTGAAATCATTGTTAAAGTTAAGCCAAGCGCCACAGCTACGCTTTGATCAACCGCAACCTGCGGCAACCCGCAATCGCCGCCTCGCGCGCGGCAAAGTGCTGAATCCCTAGTGATTAGCTTTCTGGAAGACGGAAAGACGCTGCGAAGAATAAGCCTCCCTATCGGCCGCTGAAGCCTTTGAAAAATACAAACAAATCCGTGGTGAAAAGAGAATCAGTCCGCGATGCGCTAGCATCGCAGCGCGAAGCGCGGCCTGCAACCTTGCTGGAGCGCCGGCACCTTTCCGGCAGACCACCGTCAGATTGCCCCCATAAGGATATATATAATAACTATATCCGCGCGCGCGATCTTTAGCCCGTATGCGCGTGCGCGAGCGCGCAGGGGTAGATCGCGGCATTGGACGCGTCGAAATCCAGTTCGGGTTTTTGATTGCGGGAACAAAGTTCGCAAAACACGAATTTTATGATTGACGAGAAGTTCGCGTTCTGCGAACCTCTGACCATCGACGAACACCGATGGAGGCCGCCATGGCCGCGACAATCACCCTCGACCGGAGCGAATACCGCATCAGCGGCAAGCGCCGCCCGGCGACCAATTTCGACCGCGCCGCGATCATGCGCGCCGCTCACATCATCAAGCGCGAACGCCGTGAAGCCGCTGCGCTCGCGATCTTCAGCGCCGAGACGGTTGTCGTCGCCGGTCGTCCGCATCACCCGCGCACGCTGGCTGCGATCATCAAGGCCACGCCGGTCGATTTCGGCGGAGCTCTGAAGCAGGCATGGGCCGACGCCCGCCGCGCCAATGATCCCCGCCAGCAGGCCACACAGGGCGCGCTTGCCGTTTCTGGCGCCGGTGCTCTCGCCCTGACCAATGGCGGCGCGCTGGCGACGATTGGAGCCGCCCTGCGCGATCTCGACGTCTCCAAGCTGCTCTCGACCGTCACGGCGTTCGCTGCGGCCGGCGCGCGCGCTCTGGACGCCCGGTTCATGGCCCCGCGTTCTGGCGCGGCGCTCCCGGTCATCGACCCTCGGCAAATCCATTGATGCCTGACGTTTCCAGCGGCCCCGCGCGCCGGGGTCGTCAGGAAGCGCTAGACGCTTGATTGCAGATGAGGTTGCCATGTCCGCTGACGAAAAAACAATTTCCATCAAAGCGTTCAACCCAGACATGACGTGTCGCGGGTTTCAGTTTGAAATCGGCAAGACCTATGAGGTCAGCGGAAATATCGAAGCCTGCGTGAACGGTTTCCACGCTTGCCCGGTCGATGAGCACCCGCTGTCGGTGCTGGAATACTACCCGCCGTCGTCGCGCTTTTGCGAGGTCGAGCAATCCGGCGACACTGACAAGGACGGCACCAAGTTCGCATCGGCCAAGATCACCATCGGCGTTGAGCTTTCGATTGGCGATCTGACCAAGCGCGCCATCGAATGGGTTTTCAAACGCGCGAACTGGAAAGACGGGCCGGTTGCCACCGAAGATAACGAAGGTGCCACGGCGTCCGGCAATCGGGGCGCGGCCACGGCGTCCGGCAATCGGGGCGCGGCCACGGCGTCCGGCAATCGGGGCGCGGCCACGGCGTCCGGCGATCGGGGCGCGGCCACGGCGTCCGGCAATCGGGGCGCGGCCACGGCGTCCGGCGATCAGGGCGTTGCAATTTCCACCGGCTGGAAAGGCCGCGCACAGGCCGCAGAAGGATGCGCCATCTGCCTCGTTCACCGCGACGACAATGACAAAATCATCGCGATCCGCGCGAGCAAGGTCGGTGAAAACGGCATCAAGCCGAACACCTGGTATTCGCTGAGTGCTGACGGCGAATTTGTCGAAGTGGAGGGCTGATCATGTCTCCCGATTCCGCCTTTGAATATTCCTTTCACCGCATCGGCCTGCGTGTGACGCAGCTTTTGCAGCACGCCGCCATACAAGGCCGCTTCGACACCGAAGGCCAGCGCCTCGCTCTGCTGGCCGATCTTGGCGAGTTCGTCGCCGCGCTGATGGCCGACCTCTGCGCCGAAATCTGCAAGCAGACCGACATGCGCCGCGCCGACACCGAAGACACCAAGACCGCCTGTCTCGACGCGTGGCGCGAGAACGCAGGCTACCTCATCCGCCAATCCGCCATCGCCGCCAGCATGGACGACGACGACGCCGAAGCCGCGCTCGACCACGCGCACGTGCGCGAGGAAAGCCGCGCCGATCTTTACGTCTGAATGAGGCCATCATGCTCACACGCCGAGATCGCCTTTCCAACATCATCCTTGGCCTTTCGCTTTCATGGCCGAACGCTCCGCAGTTCAGGGTCTTCACGGGCAACAATTGCCCAATGCACATCTTTGATGACGGGCGCCCGACGCTCGATCTCCTTACCGAAGAAGCCCTGGAAATCGTCGCCCGCCGGCTCATCGCGGACCGCGATTTCACGAACAAGCTCAATGCGCGCAATCGCGGTCTCGCCGCCGCACGCCGCGCGGCCCCCGTCTTCCAGCAAGCCGCAGAATAAGGACCAAAGCCATGAAGCACATCGTGTTTCTCTATCTCGACGGGCGTCTCGCCTTTGCCGGGTTTGCGTATCGCGTCGTCGGCCGCCTGCGCGAAGACTTCAAGCGCGTGCCGAACGCTGACGCGCTGGTCGCCCACATCAAGAAGCACGGCGAGATTTACGGCTACGAGGCGCGCGTGATCGACGCCGACGCTTCCATGGCTCTGGCTGCGGAGTGAGCGCCATGAAGACCATTTGGAAACCGCCACATACCGCGCCGGAAGATGGCTCGGAATTCCTTGCTTGCGTTTGGAAATATGGCCGTCAAGGCGGTGAAATCGTCCAGACCGTCATGTGGTGGCACGAAAACGATTGGCGCTGTGATCTCGAAGAACACAGCCGCGCGTATCAGCCGCTTTGTTGGCTTCCGCTCCCAGCCGCTCCGACGCTGGACGAACTTTCCGCACTTATCGCTGCCGAATGAGGGCCACATGACCATCAATAAGATCACTAAGGCCGAATACCCCGATCTCTGGCCGCAGATCATGGACGATTACGACATCGTCACCGAGGAACATCGGCGCGGGAGCAACTTCTTTGTGACGTCGCTCCACACGATCAGCGAGGAATTTGACCCCGACTACCCGCAGCTTTGGGGACTTTGGATCAGTGGCCGCTGGATTAGAGACACTGAATACGGCAACAGCGAATCCGACATGCCCGACACTCTCTACCGCGTCGAAAAGCGCGAGGTTGAGGTCACCAAGACCGAAATCCAGTACGTGCGCGTGGAGGGGTGAGCGCCATGAGCAATCCTATCAGCGTCACCTATGTCGAATGGGACGCAGACGCCGCGCCCAGCAGCCTCCGCAAGCCCATTTCCGCCCTCGCATTTGTCGAGTGGCGAGACGAGTTCGGAACAGAATTTCACGCCCCTGCTGTGGTCACGCGCGACGAGGACGGCGAGATCGTGGGCGAAGACACCGGCGCCCGTGAATCGATCCCCGACGAAGTGAGGCTGGAACTGGCGCGGATGGTTCTCCCGGCCGGCTACACAGCGCGCAAGGACGCCGATCCTGTTGCGCCGGCACCTGTCCACACTCCTGCCCTCACCGACCACGCCGAAGCGGACTTCCGCGCTCGGTGGGCTGATCGCCACGCGGAGGTCTGAGCATGGCCGGCGAAAACACATTCCGCTGCGATTTTGGGTCCGGCGCGGTGATGCAAATCGGACCCAATTCGCGCCACGCCGTCATCCTGATCAAGGACGGCGAGATGCACGCGAGCGCCGCTTTCACTCCCGACACCCTTATCGAAATCGCGGGCCGACTGGTCGCTCTCGCCGTCGAGTTCAAAAACGCCACCGCCCAGAAAGGCTAATCCGATGACCGTCACCACCGAAATCCGACCCAAGAGCAAGCGCGGGTTCGCGAGCATGGACCCGGAGAAGCAGCGCGCCATAGCCAGCAAAGGCGGATCGGCCATCCCGAGCGAAAACCGCTCTTTCTCAAAGAACCGCGAACTCGCCGCAGCGGCCGGTCGCAAGGGCGGCAAGAGCGTAAACCCCAGCAACCGCAGCTTCGCCCGAGACAGGGAACTTGCCTCCGCTGCTGGGCACAAGGGCGGCCGCTCCGCGCACAAGGCGGAGGGCTGATCATGGCGCGCGCAAAGATCACGCCACCAACGGTCGTCGTCGGCTCGGTTTGGCAGGAAGACGTCGATTACACGACGCGTTTTGTGAAGGTCTCCGGCCTCGGAACGAAGAAGTCGGCAAAGACGGGAGAGGATGAACCCTGTGCGGTCGTCATGCCGTGCAACGCCAACGGAGTCATCCACCACGCCATGCAGACGACGACCATCGCTCTGCGCCGTTTCGGCCGTGCCGGCGGCTTCAAGCGCCCCGGCGAGTGCCGGCCTCGGAGGGGCTGACCATGCGCGCCCCCGGCCTCGATAGCCTCATCGGCTTCTCTGCGCTGGTGCTCTGGCCCGCGCTGATCTCTGGACTCTGCGCCCTGGTGATCGCGGTCGAGGCCGGGGTTTCCATTCTCGACGTCATCATCGCAGCGGGACGGCTCGCTGGCGCCGCGATGATTGCGGCGTCAATCGGAATCGGCCTGCGCTTCGCCATCTACCTGAAAAGCGGGAGGTGAAATTGACCGATCACCCCATTTCCCACATGGCCGCAGCGGTCCTCGCCAAAGTCGAGCGCGCCAGGAACATGGCGCACCACGGCGACTTCCGCGGCGCCCGCCTGATCCGCGACCAGCTCAACGCCAGCACGGCGTTTGAGGCACCCTACGGCGCGATCATCATCGGCCTCGAAATCGCGGCCGCGCTGCGGTTCCAACACCCCTCGCTGCGGGCGACTGCCGCAAGGTTTGAGGAGGGCCGCTGAGATGGGCCGTTCAGCCATCGAAATCGCCGTTCTCCAGTTGGAGAGGCAAATCCAAGGGTTGCTGCTTGATTTCGTCAGCGAGCACGACGTCGAGATCGAGCACGTCGAGGTCGACACCCGCAACCACGCCAATCTGATGACCAGCATCATCATTGCGGATGAACGGAAATGACTTCCGGCTACCTCATCCGCGACGAGGAAATCCGCGCCATAGCGCGCGGGCTGCGCGAGGTGTCCGACGCGCAACTCGCCTACGCGGCTCAGACTTCCGGTCCGTTTTCCAACGCCGGCCGCGCCGTCGTCTACGAGCAAAAACGGCGCTTGGCCTTCTCTCCTGATCCCGCGCCGGCGCAGTCCGCCGCCGCCGAATAGTTCACGCCAATAAACGAGGACGCTATGACCGAGACTGTTGCATTGACGAAGCACCCCGTCGCTTCCCCCGATTATACCGATGGCAACACAGGCGAGGACGTCTATCACGTCTCTGGCTTTTACGGCACGACTGAGGTCCGGGTCCCCGCTGGAACGCCCGTCATCAAGCAGGACTCGCGCTGGGGTTCGAGTGGCAGGTCAACAGACCCTCGCGGCGTCCTCCCGAATATGGAGATCCGGGACGGCGCGCTCGTTCTCCCGATTTCTGATTTCGTCACCGAGATTGTTGCGCGGGCTGAACCCGTGGACCTCGCCAAATCGCTTTGGGCCGAAAGCGAGGAAGTTCGGGAAGAATTTATCTACTGCATGGCCAATCGCTACAACGAGGGCGGCATTGGCGATGGCGAGCGCCGCAAGCTGCTGCAAAAAGTCAAGGAAGCCATCCACAGCAAAGCGCTAGATCGGCTGGCCGACGCCATGCACAAGCAGGAATACGAGGCCCGCAACCGTGCGCACCAGTACGACGTCATGGCTGGCGTCAATCAACTGTGGCGCGACATGATGGATAGGCTGTCGCGCATTTCGCCCGACGCGCACACCGCCATCGCTGCTGAATTCCCGCTGAGTCTTTTCGGAAGAGACCCCGAGTTCAAAGAATACGAAATCGGCGGAAAGCATTGGAACGAAAGCCGCGATTTCTGGCGCGAAAGAGCTGCCAATTCCTTCCCCGCACCTGCGCCTATCGCAACTCCCGACGATGAGGAAATCCTGTGAACAAGATCGCCACATTCCCACAAACCACGCTCGGCAGCGCTGCCGGCACCGTGGTCGCCAATCTCGACGCGGCCCGCCCGATCAAGTGGCCGCCACCGCGCCCGGCTGATCTGCCCGAAGACGCCGTGTGGGCGCCGAAGATCACGCGGCCGGGCATCTACGACATGCCGATCGAGCTTTATCACTCGCCGGATCTTTGCGACGGGCCGAGCGTGTCGTCGTCTGGCGCCTTGGTCGTCGAGCAGCAATCGCTGCTGCATTTCTGGGACAAATACGTCAACCCGGAGCGCGAGCCTTTCGATCGTTCCGACTCCATGACGCTTGGAAGCGCCGTGCATCATCTGGTGCTCGGAGAGGCAAATTTCGCGCGCAAATTCGCAGTGCGCCCGAAGGAATTCAAGGACTGGCGCACGAACGACGCGAAAGCCTGGCGCGCCGCGCAAATTGCCGACGGCCGCGAAGTTCTGGTCCCCGACCAGCTGGAGACGATCAAGGCGATCGCGAGCAACCTCGCAAAACATCCGCTGGTGCGGGACGGCCTGCTGTCGGGATTGGTCGAGCAGAGCATCATCGTCAAGGACGCCCAGACCGGCCTTTGGCTGAAATCGCGGATCGACGTTCTGGCGCTTTCGGCTTCGACACTTTGCGATTTGAAGACCTGCATCGACGCGTCCGACGCCGGCCTTAACCGCACGATGGGGGATCGGGAGTACCAATTCCAGTTTGGTTTTGGCGGCATCGTTTACGAGCAGCACTTCGGCCGCTCGCCGGGAAACGATGATCATGTGCTGGTCTTCTGCGAGACAAAGCGGCCGTTTCCTGTGGTCGTTCGCCCCGTCGATATTGGCGCCGTGGCGATCGGACGGATGCAGGCGCGGCGCGCGCTGCGCAAGATCGCGGCGGCGTTCGAATCCGACGATTGGCCTGCGTACGATTCAGACCTTCGGACACTCTATCTGCCGCCGTGGCGCGCGAAGCAGATTGAGGCTGAAATCAAGGGCGGCCTGCTGAACGAGGCGGACGCGGCATGAGCGCGCGCCTCCACATGCGCAGAGTACGCCATCGTCGCGAAACGCACGTGCTCGCCAGTGACGCTGCGGTGATGCGCGCCCGCCGTGAATCCGCAGTGCGAGCGTTGCCCGTCCCCAAAGTGCGGATGGTCCTCCATTTGGAGGAAGCCCGTCGCATGTCGCTTGGCATGGCGGACATTCTTTGCTGGGCCGCTGGTTTCCGCGCGGCGCGCCCTGACGCCGACGATCACCCGATGGGCGTCTTTCAGGTCCGCGACCTGCGCGACGCGCTGGAACGCGCCATTCGACTAGCTGAAGGCGAAATCGCCACGGCCGAAATCCCATTTTGAATTGAGGAATTCCATGAACGACCAGTCCACAGCCCTCACAGTCCAGACGCCACGCGACCGCGGCCTCGCGATCACCGGCGAGGCCGGCGGCGTCCACTTTGGCAGCATGCAGCAGGTCATCGAGTTTTCGCAGTTGATGGCGAAAGCCGAGGTCGCAATTCCCAAATTTCTGCGGGGGAATGTTGGCGCCTGCCTCGCTGTCACCATGCAGGCCGTCGAATGGCAGATGACGCCGTTCCAGGTCGCCAACAAAGCCTATTCGGTCAATGACCGGCTCGCGTTCGAGTCGCAGCTCATGCACGCCGTCATTCTCAAGCGGGCTCCGATCAAAGGCCGGCTCAAGGTCGAGTACAGCGGCGACGGAGCGACGCGCAAATGCCGCGTCTGGGCGCGCTTGCGCGATGACGTCGCCGACGAGCCTGGGGAAATTGTCGATTACGAATCCCCGATGTTCAAGGACATCAAGGTCAAGAACTCGCCGCTTTGGAGTTCCGATACCGACCAGCAGTTTTTCTATTTCGCGTCGCGGGGCCTCTGCCGCCGGCATTTCCCTGACGTGCTGCTCGGAGTCTATTCCCGCGACGAGATGTTGGAGGCCGAGCCGCTTCGGGTTTCCGACAACACCGATCAAGCGCGCCGGCTGATCCAGAAATTGAAGGCGTCGCAAGAACCGGCGGCGCGCGGATTCAACCAAGAGTTCGTCGAGAAGGAAATCTCCGGCGGCGCGGCGCCGGCACACGACGCGCAGACCGGCGAGATCACGACAATCACGGAGCTGGACCCCGATCACGTCGCGAAGATTTTTGTGGAGGCCGTAACCGTCGCCGAGCACGGCTTCGCGGCGCTGGATAAGTGGACGCGCGGACTGAGCGAGGGTGATTTCACGATTTTTCAGGAGCGCGAACCCGAATTCGTCGCCGCAGCCAAAGCCGTTGACGCCAATCGCGCCAATAAGGCTGAACAGGCGGCCATCTCCAGCCAGCGCGCGGAAGCCGACGCCGCGGCATCGCGGCTCCAGAGCGAGACCATCGCCGCCTTGGCGCAGCAGCAGAGCGATGTGATCGACGTCGCCGGGCTGATTGAGAACGCCCGCGGCGCGGCAGTTCAGGGGCGCCGTCACTTCGACGCGTGGTTCCTGGCGCTGGAACCGGCGCTGAGCGATGCACTGAAGCCTGAAATGCCGGCGCTCATGAAGATGGCGAACGCGGCAGACAAGCCGGCGCGGCATTACGCCGAGGCGGCGGCCGAGGCCAAAACCGAAGCTGGGTCGGCGTCAGCAGAGGACCCCGGCGACGAAGACGCCGAGGATTGGGACGCCACGCTCGCCGGCTTTGAGGCGAAGGTCCACACCTTCACCCACGTCAATGATTTGAACGACTACGGTGGCGAGGTGCCGAAAGAGGAATGGTATGCGAAGGCGCCGGCCGAAATCCGCGAGCGCGCGCACAACATCTTCAACAATCGCATCGACGAATTGAAGAAGGCGCCGAAGAAAGAAGCCGCCACCAAGGCGGCAGCGAAGGCCCAGGACGCCGATAAAGGCGTCGGCGCTCAGGATGGAGCCGAGCAAACGCCGGACCCGCTGGCGGATATCCGCAAGGCCGGCATGGCGGCGGCGGTCATGGGCGTCAGGAAGTACAAAATCTGGCGGGGGAAACTCAACCAGAAGCAATACGACGCGGTCATCGCCGCCGGTCTCGACGCCGAACTGATGGATATGGCGCGCAAGGCGGACGAGGCCCTGTGATGGCGCGCCTCATCATCTCCACGTCCGAACACGCGACGCCCGGCTACGTGGTCGCCACTTTGCGCGGCGCGACACCGGCCATCGTCTGGCGCGGGCCTGCGAAGGACCTCGGCCAAGCGCGTGGCTACGACACCCTGCATGCGCACCCGGTCACAGCCGCCGCCATTCGCGAGATCGCGGAACGGAAAAACATCGAAGTCAGAGAGGTCGCGTGATGTCGATCCATCAAATCCCAATCCGCACCCCGCGCGCGCCGGCGCCATCGCGTGACGCCCTCGACGTCATCAACGCGCATTCGGCGCTCCTCGCCGCAGCCAAGCGCCTCTGGATCGAAGTGGCGTTCCCGGTGGGCGAGCGCGACGAAACGGCTATCTCGGCTGCCTGGCGCGATCTCGGCGACGCAATCCGCAAGGTGGAGGGCTGACGCCATGCCCAACGCAAGAAGAGCAAAGGCAAACCCGCATTTCAATGAAGGCCCGCGCGGCTGCGACACCTGCGAGACTTGGTCAGATCAAGACGCAAAGCTCAATCGAGCCGGGGGGATGACGGCGCGTTGCCTTAACCCAGCGTCTCAGCGCCACGGCTTCTACACCACCGGCGATAAGACCTGCGCGCATTTCGTGCGCGGGGAATCCATCGACATTCCTGCGGAGGCGTGAGCATGAGCCGATTGTCGCCAGAACAAATTTCCGACCTGCGCACGCTCGCCGCAGAGCCATTTCACATGGCCGAAGATTGGGCGACGGACGGGCATCGTCGGAGGCTCTTTTTCTTCACCAACGAGGCCGGCGACATCCGCCTGCCGATCCGGAACGTGACCAGGCTGTCTGAACTGCTCACGATGGAAGACCACCCCACGGACAAGACGAACATGATCGTCCGGGCGTCGAGCGCCGGCGCCGCGCTGTTGCGCGTGATCGACATGGAAACGGCCGAGCGGAGAACGCCCGAGTTCTGCAAAGCGGAGGCTGTGTGATGAGGGTCACCAAGGAACAAGCCAAAGCTGACGCCGAGCTTTTCTCAATTGAGATCGCATCGCTTGATGATGAGGCGTTTGTGAAGAAATCGGAAACTCTGATTTGGCTGTCGGCTTTCGCCAACAACAACCCGCGCTCTGCTTACCATTGGCAGGCTGACGCTTGCTATGACGAAGCCAAGCGGCGCGGCAAGCCCGAGCTTTATGACAAGGCCTACAAACAAGCCGTGGCCACTCTGTAATGACGGAAGCGCCCGCCACCACCAAACGCAAACGCTGGAGCGTCACGGACAAACTCGCAGTGCTGGTGCGCCAAGCGATTTGCCCGCTGTGCGGCGAGAAGCTCGGCGCGCTCGACGGTTGCGACTTCGACCACGAGACGGCGCTGGTCAACGGCGGCGAGGACTCCATCGACAATCTGCGCGCGGTCCATCGCGACTGTCACAAGGTCAAAACCTTCGGCAAGGGCGGCGCCATCCGCATCAGCAAGAGGGACAGCGACATCAGCGAGCCGATCCGCCTCGATCACATCGCCGCCAAGCACGAAGAATTCCGCCGGCGCCTCACAACGCCGGGGAAAGCAGAAAAGCCGCGCTCGAAATGGCCGAACCGAAAATTTCAGACGCGAAAGGACCGGACTCTATGAAAACCTTCGCCTTCATCTTCTTCTGCATGATCGGGTTTTGCGGCTTTGTCCGCCTCATGGCCCTGTTCTGCGCCTTCAACGACACGCCACCACGCAAGGCCTCTGACGACGCACAGGAGGCCCGCTGATGACCACAGCTCTGACAATCCTCGCTACTGGCTTAGGAGCGCTCTGCGCCGGCACTGGCTATTTCCTCTGGCAATGCGGCGTGAGCGCCCGTGCCGATTATCTGGACGATCTCGCGCGCGGAGGGCGGCATGACCTCCCCTGAAGCCTCCCGCCTCAAGCAAAGCGCGCTGTCCGCTCTGCACGAACACCGATCGGTCTACCTGCGCCGAGAAGCCGCGGACGCACTCTTGAAAATGATCGAGGAGCGCGACCGCTACGCCGAGGCCCTGCGGTTTTACGCCCGGCCCGAAACCTACACGTCGCCGGAATTGGCTGGCGACCTCACCTATGTGGCGCGTGTGGCGCTGGGAGATGCAGCATGACGACCGAAGACGAAAAGCTGATCGCGGAATTGCGCGGCCCGCTGCCCCGGATCGGCGGTTCGATTATCGACGCGCCGGAAATCGAAGCACGATGCGCCCGCGCCGCCGACCGCCTTGCATCGCTCACCCGCGCGAGTGGGGAGGCGCTAGAAGTTGCGGCTGGCAAGCTGGCTGGCTTGTCCCATCATTCGCTCTGGCTCGACGTCGTTGGCTACCCAGCCGACTATTCACAGCACCAGGCGCTGGCGTATCGCATGGTCGACCTGTGCGCTGGGCGGCTGCGGTGGCTGGCAAAGCACCCTGAGGCGCTTTCTGGTGCGCCTGCGTCTGCCAGCGCGCCTGCGGAGGCGATACCCGACGAGGCGGTGGAGGCGGCATCGGACGCCTTCGTGTTAGCAGAGGGCTACCCGTCTGTTGGCCCCAAACTGCGCGGCGTCATTATGGATCGCGCGCGGGTGATGATCGCCGCCGCTCTCCCGTATCTGCGCCCCGCCGCGCCGGTCGTGGAGCCGAGCGATGAGGCGGGTGGGGCCATTTCATGGCACGCGACCGAGGAAGGAGGACTCCCCGACGTAGGTGTCGAGATCAATCTCGGCGATGACAGAACGCTATGGCTTGGGGAAATGCCTGATAGCGCGATTGAGGAAGCCGAAGTTTATGGCCTCGGATCAACGCGCGGTTTCTGGATCGTGCTGTATGAGAATAGAAAACCCGGCAGTCGCCGTATCCTTGGGAAACTAGCCAGCCATCTGGACGCCGACGAGATCGGCCGTGCAATCGGTGCTGCTGTTCGAGCACAAGCCAAGTTGTCCCAAAATCCTGCATCATTTGATGCAGAAAAATGGGACACACCCGCCTCGCCCGCGCCCGACGTGCTGGCGGATGCGGTTGAAAATCCGAGCGAAGACTTGGTCGAAGACATGGCAAAGGCAATCCACGACACCGACTGCATGGCGGATTCTGTATGGCCGTCCAGCGAAGATGATGACGGCCACCGAGGAGGTGACGGCTACGTGCGCCTCTGCCCGCACCCGGAAATATATCGCGCCGCAGCGATCAACGCGCTCGCCGCCATCCGCGCCCGCGCCAGCAAGGAGGGGTGAGATGATGGACAAAAAAATCGAACAGCCAAAAGTCGAAGTCGGATCGGTTTGGCAAGAGGACAATCCTCGTCAAGAGCGCTTCGTAAAAGTCTTTGAGATCGGAGAAAAATACATTTCTGGGAAAAGCACGCAAAGGGAGCCGTGCGCGATAGTTTTCCCATGCACAAGAGATGGCGTTGAGATCGCCCGAGGCGGCTTTACGAAGATTGCACTTCGCCGTTTCGGCCGTGCCGGCGGCTTCAAGCGCCCCGGCGAGTGCCGGCAAGGAGGCGTGAGATGATGGGGAACCCAGGACGCGAAGCGGCGCTCTTGCAGAATATCGACACTGACGCCGAAGCACACACCCCCGCCCCCTGCGGCACATGCCGGAAGCTCGCGGATGCGCGGGCCACGATTGAGCGGCTGACGAATGAGAGGGATAGGTGGCATAGGGCGGCTATGGACGCAGGCGTAATCGTCTGCGACGGCGGCGAATTAGCGATGCCCGAAGAGATTGCTCAATACGCATTCATGCAACGCGACGCCGCCATTGCCGAACGCGATGCGCTGGCGGCGGCGGCAAAGCGCGTCCTCAGCATCTTAGAGGCTGTGCGCTACACGGCAGGTTTGACCGGCACTCAAATCGAAAGGACGCAAGCATTGCGCGCCGCCCTCGCCAAGATCGGAGGCAAGACCAATGGGTGATCTGCCAATCACGGCGCTTGTCGCGCTGATGGACGATTACAAAGCGGGCCTGATCCCGCTGCACACTATCGACAAGGCAGGCGAGCGAACGCAGCGCTACGCCGCCGCCATGGCCGAACTTGACGCAATCCTCGCCGCCCTCACCGCAGCCGAAAAGGCGCGGGGGGATGGGGTCGATATTGCCGAGGTCATCGCGCGTGCAGAGCGCGCGGAGGCCGAGAGAGACGAAGCAAAAAAGCGAAATGCCGACATCGCTCTACAGTTGCGAGACGAAAAACTGAAACCGAAGTTGGCGCCCAGCGCCCAACTAGCCCGCGCCGCCACCGCCGAGACTGCCCTGCGAGAACTGCGGGCGAGGGTGGCGGAGGCGGAGGCGGTAAAGCTGCGCGACCTGATGAAGATTTTATCCTTGCTCACGGAGGGCTGACGCCATGACGCAGACGCATCAAAACAGCAACCCGATTTTCTGGAATGGCCACCTTTGCGAAGGCGATCGCATGGTTGATCGCGATCCCGGAACTTTCCTGCTTTGGACTCGATGCGGGAAGCACGATGTCCCGGCCAATGCGGCTTGGGAGAAGCGCGCCGAAGACGTTGTTGAGTGCCCGGAATGTCGCCGCCTTGCCGCGCTGGTGGAGGGCAAGTGATGGACGCCGGGACATTCTTCTTTGTGGGCTGCGCGGCGGCAACGATCTTCATGGCAATCGACGGGCATAAGTTCCGCCGGCAAATGCGAAAGATCGAGGACGACACCTTGCGCCTGTTAGATGAGGCGATTGCGCAGCGGGACGGCGCTTTGGCGCGTCTAGCTGAGATTTCCAAACTGGTGGAGGCCCGCACCAATGGCAAGTGAGACCGTCAAGAAACTGCACGAAGCCGCGTTGGCTTTTTCATCGCAACTCCCTGGCTCTAATGAGCCGCTGGCCGAATTGCTGGAAGAAGCCGCCGACGAAATTGAGCTTCTTGAAGAAGCGGAAATGCGTTGGATAAGTCGAATTTACGAAATTCGGAAAGCTCTCGGTGTTGGTGCTGAAAAAGCGATGCTTGATGAGCTTGCCGCCGAAGTGGCGAAAGTCCGCGCTGCGGATAGAGATGAAGGGCGGCGCGCCGCCCTTGACGCCCTGCGCGATGAGGGGATGGAGATCGCCACAAAGGCCGACCTCAGCGACATGCGCGACGCATTGATCGCCGCGCACCGCTTTGTGCAGGAGGAGCGCGAAAACCGCGAGAGCGCCGGCGGCGACATGACCGATTACGTCGGCGAGGCGCGCGCGGTCGAAGACCTGATTGCCGGGGCGCTGGGGATTGTCGAGCCGGAAGCCGCCCCATGCCCCCTTCCCACGCCACCGGAGGGCGAGGAATGACGACGCTGCTCACGACGATTGATTCTGACCGGCCCCTCAGGCTTGTCGACGCCGCCGCCGCCAGAGGGCTGACCGTCTCAACTCTCCGCACCGAAGCCAAACGCGGGCGCCTTGTTATTTGGCGCGTCGCGGGCAAGGATTGGACCAGCCTTGCCGAGATTGACAGGATGTTCGAACGATGCCGCGTCACGCCGCAGGAGCCCGACTTTGGCTTAGACCAGCGCGAGAAGATGAAGACGGCTATAAGCGCGAGTCCGTCTGGGTCATCAAGGACGGAAAGCGACAAATTAGCACTGGATGCGGTCATGGCGACCATGCTGAAGCTGAAAAACAGCTCGCGGCGTACATCGCCCAAAAATACCAGCCAAAACGTGGTGAGCGGCCGATTTCAGAAATCTGCGTCTTCGACGTCTTAAAAGTTTACGCTGACGACGTCATCCCCCATCAAGCGCGGCCGGATAAGGCTGGAGAGCGAGGCGCACGTCTGTTGGAATTTTTCGGCGACAAGCACCTTGACGAAATTACCGGCAAGCTCTGCAACGAATATGTCGCTTGGCGCCACGGCAAGGGCAGAGCCACAAAGAACGAAGGAGGCAATAAAGGCACAGGCGGCGGCGCCCGCCGCGATCTCGAAGACCTTCGGGCCGCGATCAATTATCATGCTGCGCAGGGTTATCACCGAGCTTTGGTGTGCGTGCCCCTTCCCAAGACGGGGAAGGCTCGCCAGCGGTGGCTAACCCGCGACGAGGCGGCAGCTCTGCTCTGGACGTGCTGGAGGACGCGTGAACTTCAGAAGCCCAAACACGACTGCAAGCCGTCCGATGAAAAGAAAGAGACCTCCAAACGGCCCTTGCGCCATCTTTGCCGATTCATCATCCTCGGGCTTTACACCGGCTCGCGCCCCGGCGCGATTTTGACAGCCGCATGGGATCGAGGCCCTGGTCGCGGTTGGATTGACCTACGACATGGCGTCTTCCACCGCCACGCCGACGGCAATATCGAAACCGACAAACGCCAGCCCACCGTGAAGCTTTCGCCGCGATTGGCTGGCCACTTGCGCCGCTGGTCCAAACTTGATGGCGGCCAAGGGTATGTCGTCACCTTCGACGGTGCGCCCGTCGCAAGCGTCAAGATGGCGATGGCGCGCGCGGTCAAGCTGGCCAAAGTCAAGGACGGGGACGAGATGGTCCCGCTGGCGCACGGCGTCACGGCCTACACGCTGCGCCATAGCTGCGCCTCCTGGCTGGTCGCCAAAGGCATCCCAACGCGCAAGGTGGCCGAGTTTATCGGAACATCCGAAGCGATGATCATCAAGCACTATGGCCATCTCGCGCCCGACTATCAGGATGAGGCGGCGATGGCGATCGGATACCGCTAA